GATCCAGATGAACAGACATTGAACTACACCTTGACGTGAGGGGATTAATGTTTTAAAGTAAACGGTGAACCACACTAGATTTTACAATTAAATAAAGCGAAATCTTATCAAGAGTAGATAAGATGGATTTAGTCTTTACTTTTTAGAAAATGCTTATGTATCAAGGGTTTTTAAGTTACTTCATCATGAATCTATACGTTCTGGTCACAGCTTTGGTCACAGAATTATATGTTGCTCAAATTTCTTAATCGTCAGTCAAAAGATTACTAAGGTTGTCTGCTGCATCTGATTGCATATTTTTTAATAAATGTGAATAAGTATCCAATGTTATAGTAACACTACTATGACCCAATCTCTCTGAAACAACCTTTGGATGTACACCAAGCATAAGCATAAGAGATGCGGAAGTATGTCTTAAGTCATGAAAACGAATAGAAGGTAGCTCTAGTTCTTTTATCTTTCTTCTCATCATTTTAGTTAAGGTGTCAGGAAAAACTGGTTTTCCTATATTTGTACAACATAAGAGACCATTGTCTATATACATATCTCCAGCTATATCTTTTTCTTCTTTAATCCTAGCCATTTGTTTCTTAATTATCTCCACCACATCATCAGATATACTTATTGATCTAACACCCGATGAAGTCTTAGCTCCCTGTTTAATCCCTCTAGCATCATGTTCCAATGTCTGAGTGACCATGATTAATTTCTGTTGTAAATCAATATTGGGCAACGGTAATCCTAAAATTTCTCCTTGTCTCATTCCGGTGTGAACGGCTAGATAATATGCAATATGATGACGACTGTATTCAAAGGCTTTTAAAAATTGTTTAACTTGATCTGCATTCCATACATTAACAACGCGTTTCGGTATTTTTGGTCTGTCTACATTTTTAGCTGGATTATCCTTGATCAATTCTTCTCCTACGGCATAGTTTAAAGCTGTCACTACAATGTTAAAAATTCTCTGAATAGTGGATGAAGAAAGTTTTTTATTGTTCTGAGGACTGATTTTGTTCTGAAGATAAGAAACAAAACCTTTAATATCTTTTGATTTAACTTCACTTAATGTCATTTCTTCAAAAAATGGAGAGATATGATTTTGTATATATGACTTGTATGATTCAACAGTTAATCTTGTCATTCGGTTATTGCTGATTTTCTCAGGAAGCCAAGTTTCAATCATATAGTCAACAAACCTTATTTTGCTCGGCTCAATGTAATCTCCATTGTTAACAGTATTCAATACCTCTGTCAAAGCTGTCTGAGCTTCTGATTTCTTTTTAAATCCCCTCCTCCTTACCTGATTTCTACTTCCATCTTTCTTTTTGCCTGCATCAACAATAAAATAATAGGTTCCTTTAATTGGATCTTTCTTTATTGATCCTGAAGCCATATGTAATCCTCCTTTAAAATAATAAAATAATACATATTTTCATTCTTATGATATAACAATGCATCTTATCATGCAAGTAGTTTATTGGTGAGATATCATTATCTATATGGTATAATATCCCTATAATATTCAAGGAGTTGAACGACAATACGCACAATTAAATTGGATGCAATCAAATATCTATTCATAATTGGAACTGTAGTAATAGCATTTGCACTCTACAATTACATGCCAAGCTTCAACGAAATTAATCACTCAATCTGGAATGGTTTAGCTGATCTAGTTGAATCAGCATGGAGAAACTTAATGATTCAATTCGGTTATATACAGCCCGACTTCTTAAATACAGCCCCTTAAAGGGGTTTTTTGTTTTGTTTGAGAAGACTCCTTAATTTTCAGGTATCCGGTTTCGGCGCTACACCGAATCCAATAAATAAAATACATAATCATATGCCCGAAGAAGTGTACGTGATCGCTGTCGACCACATCGACCGCCAACTTTGGCGGGTCAGATTGTAGGGGGAACGAAATTTCGTTCTCCTTTTTTATGTCATAGTTAATCGAGATTTCTCGGAAAAGTCTATGCAATATGCATAACCTTTCTAACCTTCCGATTCAGAAGGTATAAATTATCGTATCGCGATGTCCCGAAGCAAACTGAGCCCTAACCAATTTGGTTAACACTGATCCATGGAGGGTCAAATTTAGCCCCCCTTACTCATATATACAACACGTCAATATGACGTTTTGACTACTGAAAGTTTAGACGTGAATTATAGTAATACGGAATTTACGTATCGGTCATAGGTTGTCGTCAATTTGACGAGAAGCAAAACTTATCCGATTTTCGAATAGGTGTGTGTACATCGAGTACACCTCAGTGGTGGTCAGTTTGACCACTACTGACATATAAGAGGAGAGTCCAAAATTGGACTGTCTAAGAGAGATTATTCCCTCAGCAAGTTGGACACAACGTCCAACAGTTCTCACAGCTCAACTATGAGTGTACCCGCCTTCAGTTACCCTCAGTTTGGGGGCTACTGTGTTATAATATTCTTCATCACACATTAAGGAATGAACACATTGAGAGAAGAAGATAGTCTATTTGAACAGATCATGAAACTTAAACGAGCCACTATTGTTCAACGCAACACTAAAAATCAACCTAAGCAACTTAAAACTAAGCCCAAAGGCAGATTAAGCGAGATAGAAATAAGATACAATCAATTGGTCGAAGAATCGGCAGACAGGCGTACTTCGCATGAGAGAGTTTTGCAAATTAGGAGAGAATTAACGGAGATCAGACGGATAAGAAGGGAACGTAACTAGAAAGGCGTGTCACCGGGTGACACAACAAAGAAGACGAAATTTCGTCCCCCTTTTACTTATTCTTAGCAGCCATCCACACAGCCAGAATCAAGAGCACAATACTTGTAACAAGTACCACATACACATATTTCAAATCCACTCCAAACCTCTCCAGAATGAATCCTACTAAGGCTAACAAGTCACCAGCTAAAAGAACATACGATCCCTTTTTCATTGTTACACTCCAATTTATTACATGTATTGTAATGTTATCTTAAATTATGTATGCTAGTTATAGTTGTTACCGTTTGGGTAACAAAATATATACATAGAAAATGGCTCCTCAATTTTGAGGAACCACATGTAGTATTATGTTGGACAACAGGGGATGACAAGATGAAAAGAGTAAAAATACGAACTATATTGATTAACAGCTTAATTGTTATTGCAGCAATAGCCGTATTATATTTTAAGATATTTATCCTGCCGTGGTAAATGGAAAAAGACCCTAAAAGGGTCTTATTTTTTTAGTATGGTGGCTTCTTCATCTTGGATCTGTGCTCCGCTTCTTTAATAATAGCATCCATATTTTTCATTATAACTTCCATGGTAATATCTTTAAATTCTTCTTTGTAATCATTGAGTTCTAAACGCTCAGCCCTGTTCTCGGCACCGTCACCCGGATAGCCTTTTCCTGTGAGGAGCCATTCAATAGATACATCAAAGTAGTCAGAAAAGCCAATTAAGAAAGACGATGTAGGCTCTTCGATATTATCTTCGACTGACTGAATATAATGCGGAGGATATTTTTTATGTATCTCGTAATCCTCAACCTTAAATATTCCAGTCATCTCATCCGATAGCCTGTTAATAGACACACCCATAATATCTCTGATCTGTTTTATTCTTTTACCAATTGTTTCATTGGCAGACTTTGAAATAGTTTTCCATTCTTTAATGGGCTCTTTTATAGAAACTTTCTCTAAAGAGTCAAAGTATTCGTCAGTATAAAGTTCTGTCGTAGAAATTGGCTTTACGGTATTAATACTTTCTCGAAGAGCTTTCATTAATTCGTTTACATTCAACTCAGGTTCTTCATTTTCTACAAATTCTCCGTATCCTGCTTTGATCATCAGTAAATTATAAGGGTAATCATAAGCGGCAGCTAACTTCTTAAGTTGCTCTGGTGATGGTTTTATAGGATTTTTTGATGTTGAGTGTACGCCATTCTCGAAGTTACTTATAGTTGGATAGCTTATGCCAGTTACTTCTCCTGCTTTTCTTACACTCCAATCTTTTTTTATTCGTAGTTCTCGTAAAAGATTTCCCAAACTGTTGTTGAGTGAGAAAGATTTCATATATAAACCCTCCGTTAACGCGCGTTATAAGATTGTTAACAAAACTCTTGACTTAAATAACCGTGATGATTTATATTGCTATTATAAGCTGTTAGCAAGTTTATAACAAGTGTTAACAAAAGGGGATTTCATACAAAATATTTATTTATTCATCACGATTCGACATATTTCGTCCTTTTAATCGACAAAATCCCAACTCCGCAATGCAGAGAAGGGACTATAATCACATTATACGTTTTACGAATGGAGTTGTTAAGAACGTAATTATCTTTTGAATTTCTTATGTTCGTTGATTAGTGCTTCAACCGTTTCGTTGGCTCTTTTGTTTATATAGGCAAAAGTTTCAGTAGATATATATGGTATTGTTTCCAAGTAACTAAGCATTCTTTTTTTTATTTTTTCTTTGCGGTCTTCATCGGAACTAACACCATCAAGATAGATTCTTACAATGTGATCATTCGATGCAAAGAACATGCCAGTAGATCCGCTGTTTGGATCAGCAGAAAGTTTTTCCTCTTTAAGTTCGTTGATACGATTAATAGTCATTTGTATTTTGGCAACAAGATGAATGTATTCATCATAATAACTGGTAGCCTTTGTATCAAAATCTCTCACACCTAAAAGAAAATCTGTACTTTCATTAAGAATGCTTGGGAACATCGCTAAAACTTCAAGTTTTGGTTCTCTGGTTCCTAGCTCCAATTTACCATAGCCTTGGGGTGACATACCTACCATTTCAGCCACTTCTTTTTGGCTCAATTTTGATTTTTCTCTAATAAATTTCAGTCTTGCAGAAAAAATATCCAAAATGATTCCTCCACCTATTGAAAAATAAACAAAACGGATATATACTGATTAAAAGTATCCGAATTGAATATTTAGTTTGAATTTGATATCCAAAATGGATACTTTTAATTTAACAGATGAGAGGAAGATAAGCAATAGATCATTCAGGAAATTTGTGGTCGGGTATATGTTGAATCACATCAGTTAATTCGCATTCAAGTTTGTTACAAATGTCATCTATGATTTTCATTGCTACGTATTCATTCTTCCACATTTTAGCAGAGGTGGTCGGAGAGATATCCACCATCTTAATGAAATCCATTTTTGAGATGTTTCTTTTTATCAATAGTATTTTTAGAGGTTCGAAACTTATCAACTTAATTCCTCCTGAATGTTTCATCTAATACATTTAAATATAGCATAAAGATGGAGTAAATTCATTAAGAATGATAAATTTCCAACTTCGCGAAATTATTTTGGTGAATGTGTTGACACGGGAAAGCAAATTATGATATATTATATTCAACAAAGCGGAATTAAATTCACTAAAGCGAAAATAAAAAGGAGACGAATACATATGACACTCATGAACAACAAACCATCCACAAACCCACAAGCAGAGGAGCAAACCACAATGACAACTTCTTATCAACCAACTTGGACGTTTGAAGAACTCTTCACAGATTGCAATGTAAACAAAAAAGCTATTCAATTGATTGCCGATATTAAATCAATATTGGTCACTGAGGGGCTCCGCACCCAATTTATGATGCGTATTAACTATGACCCATCTGCACTTGAGGTATTCGACCTTGTTCATAGAATGAGAGAAGAACAACTGCTTATCAATCCAATGTCTGATGAATCATTTCTTGACATGTACTTGCTTAATCCACTACAAGCATTGAAGGAATACTTTAAGCATAGCGTTGTTCCTGTACATTTGGAGCGTATCAGGGAATGGAACATTGACATTAAAGATCTGGTCAAATTGAAGCAAAATGATAACACTGTTCATTTGAATACAGCATTGCAAAAACTTTACTTTAACTGAGATATTAAATCCTAAAATACATAAACATTATATTCGAACAAACAACATGGTATTGTAAAAATTCATGTAACAACGATTTAGTTTAATCAGATACATCGTTCTCTCTATAGAAAACATCTCCCCAGATGCAGAGAGAGCAATGTATCTGAATGATACTTATTGAGTATAACACGATGAAATGACACTTTCATTTGCCAATTATCAACTTACAATTAACTAATTGATTAACTATCTATTAACTAAACTTTCATTCCCACTTGTGGGCACATATCATTATGCTACTGGAACAGTGTAATATCGTACTGGAATGAGCAACATTGTATTCGAAGAATTCACCTAACAACGATTTAAATAGTTTTCCCCTTTGAAGAGAGAAAGTGGAGGTGAAATATGAATAAAATCCTAATCCCACTTAATAATGTAGTCCTGTCCATTCTTGAACTAATGATAACTCGAATTCTGCCATCGATTCACAACTTAACTATACCTACTATGCTGACTAATTCTCTTATTGCACTAGGTGAAAAATTGGAAATAGTAATTAACAAATACAGCGTTGAAAAGGAGGTCGAACATATTGACTGAAAATTCGCAACTCTATAAATCTGATTATGATAACTTACCACCAGATGAAAAGGCAGTATGGAACTATGACCACTATCGGCGTACTCGTGCAGCCATTGATAAATATTTTGTTTCCTATGGATTGGATACAGCCATGATTGTCGGAATGATGGAGAGAGCTAAAGAAAGTGATATAAGATATGACATCATGATTCGTGTGATTGATGCTAAATTACTACCACCTTATAGTCAAGAATTGAGTGAAATAGAATCATTGTTTGCAGATTTATTTGATGAGGTACTTCGACCACTTCCACTGGAATATGAAGATGAACAGAAGAATAGGAGAATTGTTAACATTGGACATTTTTAAAGGTAAATTATCCCATATTGCATGTGCTCTCATGGTTGTTGGACTCTCTTATCAATTTTTCTTTGGAATCATAAAGTAGAGATTACGAATTGCAATACAAACAATTGATGGGTGATAAAAATGTATTTGAAGAATAAAAATAATGATTGATTTTAAATGTGTGTTATTTTATAATCTAAAAGAGAGGTGAAGATACATATGAGTACATTGTTCAATGTTACTGGACTTCAAAATGATAGCGTCTACGCTGATATCCAGTCATTCATTAATTCCTTTGTGAGTAAACACACAAAGCAAACGTATGAGCGCTCTATTCGCATATTCTTTATGTGGTACACTGGCAAGCAAATTGAACAATTGAAGCCAGAAAACCTTCCTATTAAGTTTGCTAAATTTGTTGATTATCAGACTCACTTACGTAATTCGGATTACAACAATTCCACAATAAACAATATGATTGCGTCTGTGCAAAGTTTATATACTTTCTTAGAAAGAAATGAACATAATGTCAATGCCGATAAACTAAAAATTAAAGCGTTAATTGAGAATCCCGAACACGCTGGATCATTACATCCTAATGAAGCAGAAATTATGGCTCAAACCGTGTTGAAACAACGAAAGGGAAAAGAAAAAGCAGCCTTAATTCGTATGGCATATACATCAAGTTTTCGTAAAAGTTCTTTATTGTCAATGTCATATGACGATATTTTAATTGAAGATGATTGTTATGTTGCCAGAGTATTGATAAAAGGTGGAAAGTACCACAAAGTTCCCATTCCAACTGAAATATATATGGAATTGCTTTCTTTGAAAGAGCTTGATTATTATAAAAAATACACAGACAATAAAATTTTTCACTTGAGACCTAAAGCGATCCAAGCAATGATGGACAGTCTAAAGCAGGAACTAAACATACCTGAATCAAGAAATATTGTATTCCATAGCTTCAGGAACTCAGCTTTAAAAGCAAGTCTTTCACTTGAAGAAGCAGCAAATCAATTAGGGCATTCAAATCTAAACACAACTAGAGATTCATATGACAACGAAAAGAAAGATTACTCCAATATGCCAAGTATGAGAATGCACAGTAAGATACCTGATGATGTTTTTCAGTCACTGACCAAGGATGATTTGATTCATCTTATATTAGAAGAAGATTCGGGTGTGCTGATGCGTATGAAAATGAAGGCAAGCACTATGATCAAGCAGAGCGACAATGATATCTGAAGTTGTTGCTCTAGTAAGAGTAAAAATAATGATAAAATAACACAACAAATTGTATTTACACTTTTAGATGCTTGAATTATAATGACTTAAGATAGTTAAGAACAAAAATACATATTTTTTTACCGAAAACAATATTTTTTTAAAAAATAAAAGGAGAATACGGTGTATGGAGCTTATTGAGAGAACATTGAAGTTAATTGATGAAAGAGGAGTAAAAAAAGTATTCATTTGTAATAAAATCGGAATTAGTCAGACAGATATGACGAACTTCCTCAATAGAAGATATGATTTAAAGGACAGACCAAAAATAAAACTTAAAGAATTGATTGATACATACTATACAAAGAAGCCAGTAGAGATTTGACTGATGAATATGAAAGGTGGTGGTACAAGTGTAGTGCTACAGATGTTTAAGAATGAAAATAATAAATTATAAAATAACAATGAAAATAAAAAAAATGGAGATGTAATTCGTTGTATAGAAGATAAAAGCGAATTACTTACTGCTATTGAGGAATTATTTGAAATGGATAAGGAACATGATTTTCCAAATGACACCGAACAATTTTATTTTAAATTACTAGAAGAGTTAAAAGAATTGGAGAATGTGTAACTTTCCTGAAGGAGATACTATGGATATCCAAAATTCATCGAACGAACTTGAAACATTGACAAAAGAGATATTACATTTCAAGAAAATTGAGTTGAATGCAACTCTTGAAATAGGGAAACGCCTACAGTACGTAAAAGAAAACGATCTTGTACATGGCGAATGGATGAGGTGGATAGCTGATCTTAAAATATCTCATCAGACCGCACAAAAATATATCCAAGCACATGAACAGTTCGGCAACCTCGCGATGTCGCGAAGTATCTCTGTTGGAAAAATATTTGAAATGGTTTCACTTCCAGATTCAGTTGATCGAGAAGAATTCATATCAACGAGACATTCTGTCCCATCGACTGGCGAACAAAAAACTGTCGAAGAAATGACTGTGCGTGAGTTACGCGAAGTAAAGAAGAAACTAAAAAATAGCGTTGTTGATAAACCTGTAGATAGTATTATCGAAGCACCATTACACAATGAGACGCTTAGAGTCAATGAACATTCTACATCTGAGACTGAGTCTTTTCCTGATTGGATTATGGATTTAGCAACAACGTTCAATCAGACTATTCCATCCATTCTGCGAGTTTATAAAGAAGAAGGGATATCATTAGATAGACTACATAGAATTGTTCAATACACACCAGAGCAGCAAGAAATTATTGCACAATTAATGCCCAGAATTACATTTATGTACTTTGACATGGTGCTTGATACTGCCATCTACTTGATGCTTGAAGGAATAAAAGTTGATGTGCTAATTCAGTCTACAATAGTAATAAATCACATTCTCAGTAAACATATTTTCTCTGATGTAGTTGATGAAAAAACACTTAAGGAATTTATAGCTTATGCCCCAAGTATAGAACACTTGTCCGATGTTGATAGTTTCTTTTTAAACAAGCATGATCAATTACATCCAAAAAGAAATAGGACAAGTAGCTTTTATGGCTCATCAAACAGCACAACTAAGATGTCAGTTGATAATTCTTTTAAACTCTTAGGAGTAAACAACAATGATAAAGAGAAAGCAAAAAAACAATATCAAAATTTAGTCAAGGTGTTTCATCCAGATAGAGCAAGACTACTAGGATTAGATGGAACAGACTTCCTATTTCAAATTATAAAAGAAGCGTACGAACAAACAAAAAAACTAAAATAATAAGGGGAAAAATAAATGACAAATAATACAGCAAGCAACGAAGAGTTTAATGAGAACAATCAAAATAAGGTAGAGCAAGAATATCAATTGGAAATGAACGAAGAACTTATTCATTCTCTTACTGAGCAACACCTTGTACTAGGAAAGGCACTTGAATCTTTAAAAAAAATGACTACTGACAATAGGAAAATGCATGAGAATATGAAAAAAATTAGCCAGAAAACTGAAGAAACACATCAAAAAACTGAAATCACATATGCAAAAGTTCTGGAGTTAGATAAGAAGTTGGATGATCGAGTACTTCTATCTGATGCAGAAATTTCAGAATTGTACGATGTCGTATCTGACATTTCGATTCAAATCGCTTCCAAGATGAATTGGCAGAAAAAGTATCCCAATGCTGATAATTTTGGAAAGGTGTGTGGTTGGATCAGAAGAACTCTGTGGAGCATTGTTAACAGACGCTTTGGTGTTAGTTCTTATAAAAAGATTAAATTTATTCAATACAATGATGCTTTAGAATTTGTTAGCAACCTTTCAGCAGCGGACTATTACAACCGAGTTGGATATAAGAAGTAATATACATAATCATTTTGCCAAGTTCACATAGAACCTTACAACAAGAGGGTGGGTTAAACTCCCACCCTCACTATTTCTTAAATAAGGAGAGGTGAATAATTGACTCATAAAAGTATAAGACAGATACATCTGCCTGATGAATCAATTAGAGATCCCAGCATCACACCAAACGACTTTACACTCTTACTTTATCTGAAAGCAGCCATTTACGATCATAATAATAAGTATTCATTCTATGAGGATATCAACAAACTGAAATACTGGGTCAATATAAAGGACAACAAGACATTGAAGAAATCACTCGTAAGTCTTTTCGACTCAGGTTATCTACTCATTAAGACACCGGATAAATTTGTTCAAGGTAAGCCAGTCAATTTCTCATTGAATAAATCAAAACTTGATACAGAAGGAAAAACATTTACAATGCTTCCTATCACCATTCTTGAAATGGTAAGAGATACTACAATAACTAGGGAAGCAGCACGATTACTTTATTATTACGAAAGCCGAATAAACAGAAAGATTCCTGATCGTCACTTTTGCTTTCCGTCTGAACAAACAATCTCTAGAGAAACCAACATCAAAGATCCTAAAACAATTCGAAAGCACAATAAGCTCCTTTCACAGAAATACTTGATCAAGATAGAGAAACATAAGATAACTTGGGATTATCAGTACGATGAAAAAGACATGCCAATCTTCAACAAGTACAACAATCACTACTATGTGAATCTAGATAAAATGTGTTGAAATCTCCTACAGGGAAATCATCCAAGATAGACAGGGAATTTATCCAAGATGTATAGGGAATTTATCCAACATACACAGGGAAATCCTCTTGGAGAAAATCACCCGTAATAAGTATTACTATAATTTAGACTTTAGACATGTATACACAGTATTTACAGGTGGCTTCGCAAAGCTAATCCACCATGTTTGAAATTGTTTTTTTTGAGATGTCTCTTAAACTTTAATCTAATCTAAAAGGAGGACTTTATTTTTGGCGAAACACAAACTAAATCAGAGTCATGTTTTGAAAATAAATTCCACACGAATCAAGAAGGAAAAGTACAATTTAAATTTACCACTTGAACAAGCACATGAGAACAAAGAGATTGTGTCATTGGGTAGCAGTCAGATTTTACGCTTCATTCAGGAGTGGGAAAAAGGATACTATAGCCTAGGTGAAAACTATGATCGTGAAAAAGAAATACATAGAATTAAAATTGAAATTAAAAGATTACGGAAGTTGGATACTAACAAAGAAAATAAACGCAAAATTGATTTGTTCTACAAAGAGCTGAATGAAAGAATGTATACGCCTCATTATGTAATGATTGTTATGAATTCAGAAAAAGACTTTGATAGATTATGTTCTAAGAAAGGATTCAAAATTAACGGCCTCACCTACAAACGTCTACTTGCCACTACTGGAGGCGGCAAAGCATCAACTGTGGTATTTGTAACAGATGATGTGTATCCATATCTAAAAGAACGTTTGAATATGGGCAGAGATATGGCAAAGGATATGGTTCCAGCCAAACTCGAAGCATATCAAGCACTCGCATGTTCAGCAAGTACACCTGTTTCCAGACCAAAAGGAGTATTAATAGTACAGGATGCAATGACCTCATTTAAGTCAAATGTGATTACTATTGACGACAGATATACAGATACTCCTGTTATTGAAGAAGTTAAGGATTATTCTTTCGAAGGCGACAGTGCTATGAACGCTTCAGACGGATTCGGGTTAATTTTGCCAGATCGAAGCAGGAAATGGAGTGAAGAACTGGCTGTTAATGGATATACCAGTATGGTTATGCGTGATGGATACACTAAAGGTGTTGTACATCCATTTGATTTCATTGACTATGGTGAAAATATAGCCAAAACCTTTATGGTTCAAGATGCATGGGGAGTAACTAGAGACATTAGAGACTACGATGTGATTTTAACTACATCAATGATGAAGCTGTGGGATCACTATGACAGTCTTGAACACGTACAGGAATGTTGGGACAAGTATGGATATACATTTGCTGTAACTAAGACAACACCTGAGAATTTAGATAATGAAGGTGACTTGAACTATCAGTTTATTCAATCACTAAAGTTGTCAGACAGTGAAATCGACGAACTGATCAGTCTTACTGTAAATGAAGTCAAAGAAGTTCTTGGTGGAGATTACAAGAAGACATTGTTATATCTCAGAGGAAAGAAACTCAGTGAAAAAGATGTACTACATGATAATCCAGACTTCACACAAGCACTAATGATTGATCAAAGAATGATAAATGATCCTTTTGTTCGTAGACATGTTTATAAAATGATACATAAAAGAATTGATGAAGCTAAAACAGGTGTACTCAGGGTCAAAGGTAATTTCAGTATGATGTCTGGTGATCCGTATACGTTGTGCCAAAACATATTCGGCATGCCACTCACTGGATTACTGAAGGGTGGAGAATACTACTCTAATTACTGGATTGAACGTAAAGTTGATAAGGTAGCAGCGTTTAGAGCACCAATGACCAATCACAACAATATCCGAGTATTTAGAATGAAGAAAGACAAGGATACCTCATATTGGTATAGGTTTATGAAGAACGTAACAATCCTAAATAGTTGGGATACGGCTACTCATGCATTAAATGGAGCAGACTTTGACGGTGACCAAGTATTTACAACTGAAAATAAAGTTATCATGGATAATATTAAAGAACTGGATGCAATCGTCTGCATGCAGAAAACGGTGGACAAAGTAGTGCCCACAGAAGCGGACTTGATAGCAGCAAATAAGGCGAGTTTTGGTGATGAAATTGGTATCACTACAAACAGGATCACATCCATGTTCGATGTACTTGCAAATTTTGATGAAGACAGTGATGAGTACAATGAAGTAAATTACCGCATCATGAGTGGACAGATGATACAGCAAAATGTGATTGATAAAGCTAAAGGTATCGAAGCAAAAGGCATGCCGAAATCATGGTATACACCTAAATTAAGTTATACACCTATTCTTACAGACGAAAAAGGTAAAGCCATATTGGATCAAAACGGAAGGTATATTCAGCTACCCGAAACAGATGAGGATAGAGAAAGAAGAGAGTTTAACTTGAGTATTGCTGTAGATAAAAAACCATACTTTTTTATATGGAAAAAAGATTCCTCTGAACTTGGTAAGTATAAAAAATATATAAAAGCAATTGAGCGAAATTGTTCCATTAGATTTGGTATTAGCTTTGAGGAACTGAAAAGTAAGGCTGAGTTAAATGAAAAGGAGCAAGCGTTTCTTGACGATTATCATAGAGATGTAACAGTCTCTATTGCTCAATCAACGATGAATAGAATTTGTTGGAGAGTGGAAGAAGCGTTCAAGGATGTGCCCAGAGATGTAAGGACAAACAATTTTGATAAAGAAATACTAAAGACAGATAAAAAATACTCACTAACACGCTTCAAAGAGATTAAAGAGCTATACAAGAACTACAACGCTGAAGTAAGAAGCTATATGATAAACAAAAAAGATAGCAATATAGATGAAGAAAGTAAGGAAGAAGCGAGACAGTTGTTTATCAAGAGATTTAGAGAAAAAGCTTTAGGCATTTGCAATAACGAAGAAGATTTATGCAATATGGTTGTTGATTTGTGTTACAAGACCGACAATTCTAAGCAATTTGCATGGGATGTTGCAGGACAACAGATAATTCTCAACTTGTTGCGAAGAAATAGTAATACATATAGTTTTCCTGTTTCAGATGAGAGTGGAGATATTGAATATAACGGTGATAGATTTAAAATGATTAAAGTTAAAATGGAGAGTGATACTTATTAATACAGTACTAAACGAGCGTTATGAAGCGGAAGAAATTTTAAAGCATGGAACGGTGAACAAGTTCCCTAGAAAAACTATCGACTGCTTAGCTAAATATTATATTGCAGAAGGATATACACCAAAGGAAACTGAGAATATGATTGATGAGTTTCTAAAGAAACATATGCCTAAATATAATTCAGTTCTCTGGTATAAAGAGATTACTAAGATTGTTCAAAGCAATAAAAACAAAATTAAAAAGAGAATAGAAGCAAATAAAGATCCCCTCGTAGAAATTGAAGAAGTGATAATTACTCAGGATGAACTAAACAGTATAAAACAGCTAAAGAGTGTCAGATTAGAAAGGTTAGCATTCTCCTTACTCGTGTATGCAAAGATCAGTAATCAAAGGAATAATAAAAATACATATTGGGTTAATGAGGAACTTAAAGAGATAATGAAAGACGCAGGGATCACAGATGGATTATCTGAACAGAACAAAATGTTGAATAAATTAATTCAGCTAGGATACATAGAGACCCCCTATAAAGCATCATCAACTAGTTACCATGTTATGTATGGAAACGAAGACAGTGAACCAGCCATTGTAATTAAAGATTTTAACTATTTTATCTATGAGTGTTTAAGGTGGCAGGGCGAGAACATTGGCAATTGCACAGATTGTGGGAGACTAATGAGAAAGAATGGGAATCGACAAAAGCGATGTGAAGTTTGCCAAAAAAGTTTTAAGAGGAAAAATAACACTAAAAAACGAAAATAGTGTACGTTAGAAAACGCTGAGATCCCGCGTCCCATAAGGGCTGAGAGGTTTTACTAGATACACCTGTAATGGAGGGGAATATATGATTTTCTCCTTTTCATATAGGAACCTCTCCTCGCTTTATTCTTCATTTCATTTTTAAGTCCCTAATGCTAGTTACGGGATCACTGTCTGTAGGCAGGCCGCAGCTCTCCGGTTAATGAGAGCCTCCTTTTCTTTTCTGTAGTGACTTGTGTACAGAATGAGTTAGATGTAGTCATTTGATCACATTTGTAGCCTATTGGAATTAGATGGATGTAGATGTAATACATATTGAGGAAGGGTACTCAAGCGGTTTAAGAGGTCTGTCTTGAAAACAGTTAGGCGGTTATGCCGTGCGTGGGTTCGAATCCCACTCCTTCCATTTAAATTTAATTTGCTAAAGGAGAATAATTAGTGATGAAGAGTGTTGAGAAGGTTAAGTTAGTATTTGAAAATTGTGAAACTATTGAGTTTGAAGGCAATGAGTTGACAGGATTATGGTTTGACAAAGTGTATAAGCGTAAGTATATGCACAATGAAAACAAAATGTTGGAGTCAGATCATTGCGAGCATTTTAATGTTGGAATCAAAATGTCAGCAAACAAACCATTTCGTCCATTTGGAGTTAAAGATGCAGAACCGAATATGAAGTTTAACAGAATCAATGAACAAAGTGATTTGGTTGCTGTTAGAGTGTACTATTCAGATGAAACTGAGGATTATATCTATGTTCCTTGGGATGATGAGAAGAGTGATTATGTGAATCATAAGCAGCAAGTCACAAACGATGAGGATTACCTATACATTTTAGTTAAATAAATAATACATATACGTTTATACATAAGGGAGAGATAGCTATTTTAGAATTGAAATTGTTGACGCATGAGCAGTTAGAAAATGAAGTTCAAGTTTCCTATTTAAATAACTATGGATGCGCAGAAACTGCATCTGAATGGAAAGAAAACGATGAGGACGAAGAAGAGATTATTCGGTCAGAAACAACTGAGTTGCTGAATAAACAAGTACTTATTCTTTTGGATATTCTTAAATCAAAATATGACGATCAAGATGACCTTGTACAGCAAATCGTAGATAGATTAAACGATTCATGCCACATTGATAATCTTATTGTTCATGACATGCTGGTAGGTCGAATAGAGTACATTTACAGTTTAGATAATAAGTAATTCAATTAGATGAGCAGTGATGGCTCCACAAAGAAGAACATACATAAGGGAGAGAATGAGGAATGGGAATCGCAATTATTGATGCAAATGGTGTCACAGTAATGAAGATTGAGAATAAAAAAACAAATGAAGAAATTGAACAGATGAAAGCAACAATTGAAGAGTATGAGCGAATCACAAATGCATTGCTAGAATATGTCTACATTCAGAATGAAGAATTTTCCTTACTAGAGTTTCTACATGTAAAATCTATGGCAGAACCTGTAAAGTTCAATGGTGACGATTATCGAGGAGTTTTGGATTGGCTTCAATGTCAAGGCGGTTAATCATTCATTTGACAGTGTTCGGGAATTAATCCTGAGCATGATCAAGTTTATGATCGGAAATATGTGGGTCAGTCTGTTAAATGGACTGGCCTTTAATGTTAGTGTAGAGCAAAAGGAAATAAGCCTAACCATTAGGCTAGACTATTATGTAAGTTGTCTCTAGATATTCTATTTAAGTTTACGTAATCTAATCAATCCTATGGTACATACAACTAATGTAAGAACACTTAAAGACTTAACAATGTTACTGGTATATTCATTTGTATAATCTATAAAGAATGTGCTAAGTGCAGCTATAACTAGTCCAAGGTATACAATTACTGTAGGTAGAACATTTGTACGTTTCATGCATGTTTCCTCCTGTTCATGAGATAATGTAAGGCGTTGCATATACACTGTATATGTTATATAATTTAATTAGGTTCTAGAGGAACCATGTAGCTCAGTTCCTCTAGTTTGGGTGTTACTTGCGGTGTTTATCCCTTCGCGGAGGATAAGCGCCGTTTTTCATTTCCGCTTGTTTTTCCTTCAAGCGTTCTTCCTTTTCTTTTCGCCTGATTCTTCGTTCGTTGATAATCAGTGTTACGAGCGAGAGGATGAAGGATAAGGAAGGAAGTATGTATGGAATCCAGTCTTTCATGGTGTCACCCCCTCTCTTCCACTTCTTTATTATATCATATGTATCTTTATTCTTCAAGTGTTATTTTATCGTTATTGAAATTGTATGAGCGTTACATCATTGTTAACTGCATTGTTAATGCTACTTCATTGTAATATACTGGATGCATCATATAGAGAGATGGTGTGTTTAATGGTAGCTAATGAAGTACATGGATGGTATATAGTTGGTGAAGTATTGACTCTTAGAATGATGATTGAGACAGATAATAATTTCAAATTTGATGTAGTAATTACAATTGATAGAGAGAATGAAACGTATAGCTATGTAGAGAATCCATATTATGAAAATGAAAAAATCAAAAATGAAAATCAAATTTCAAATGAGGAAATAGAATTAGAGTTGGCCGAGAGTGTGCGTGGTATATTATTAGGATTGAGCACCATTCAAAGTTTAGCAGATGACCCAGACTATGTAGAGTACACAGATAGTATATTGGAGTGGTTATAGATATAACGAGTGGATGAGATGGTACATGTGAGAGAAGATATAGTGATAGCTGATTAAGTTGCAAACAATATAGTTGTGGATAAAGTGTTAATAAGTCATGATATTCGGTTACACTGTTACCCTCACGATAATTAACCGCAGCCCCCTATATGGATTCGAAATATTGAAAATTCAAAGTTGAATCCTCAAATTTGGTAATTTTTTTACAATTATCGATCCATGCTAGAGTCATTCCGTCAAGGTGGTGGTGAGTGTCCTAAGGAGCATACAAGGTATCTTATGTATTCCTTAGAGACAGGATGGGGGGTATATTTACACCCAAAAATGAGGTTAAATTTCCAAATATTCCGACAGCACTTATACCTACACCGCAATGTTGGATTTCCACTCTATTCCCTAATTTAAGCCTGTTTTACATCGTAAATGGTATCGTAGTCTATATCGTAAACTCCGCATAAATACTAGCTTTTTAACCTATTTCCTCTTTAGTTGGTCACCTCAAATTTGCTCCATCTCACTCATATTCATCGCTTTTATTACCGTTATCCCTTGATACATAAGCATTTTCACGATGTCAGCATGCCAATTACACATGATTTCACCTTCAACCCTTGATATATAAGGGTTCTTTGTTGTTTCACGATATAACTCAATTTGGAGGACGATAAATGAATACACGAGAAGAAGAATTAGCAGCAATTAAATTAAAGTTGGATCAACTATATGACCGCATTGTAAGAGAAAGCGAAGTAGATGCGTACTATGACAAAAGGATGATCCATAAATGATTAAGCCAATCCGACCAACTGTAGTTACTCTTTCTAACCCAGAATTTGAACAGTTTAATGATTATGCAGTGAGCACCAATAAGACACAAAGTATTGGAATGGATAATATGAGACATCTCATGGCTGAGTTTAGAAAGCATACTAATACTGGGTTGAAAAAAGCAGCATTGCGAGCTGGTGGATCTCTAAAGACTAAAAACTATATTGATTCACAGGAGATTTGTCGTGAAGTGAGGTATGGATATGGTTGGGATGAGGATTAGACCAACACTGACTGGTAAAGATGCAGACAGATTCATAACAAGAATGAGAAATAACGAACTGAATATGAAACAGCATGCAGCTAAACAAATTGAGAGGTATAAACTATTTAACGATAATCTGGGAGGGAAGAACAAATTTTTAACTATGGACAGCAAGTCTGGGGATCAGCAGACATCAATAAACAAGTTGTAATTACCAACACCAACAATACATTTACTTTTAGTGTAGATGGTACTCCTTATACATTAACAATTCCTAACGGAAAGTATAACAACATAAGAGATTTGTATGAATCCGAGTTGATTCAAGCATTGACTACGATGGCTAGTCAACAAAATATCCCGGTAATATTCCGCTTTGGTGGAATGCACTATGATGAAGTTTATGAAGTACTAATTATTGAACATACAAACAAAGCAAACGAACATGTAATTGATAGTTTTACTGGTAGTGCTCAAGATACGTTATTCGGTAGTGTGAAATTTAACCTACCACCAAGAGATTAATCCAAAATAATATATAGGGAGAGTATATATAATGGCAAAGAATAAGGATACAAAGAACGTTAATCGTACAGGTGTGCTTAGCATGGATGATATGACTATTACATACAAGGATAAAGATACTACTACAATCTTTGATTTGAAAGCACTGTTGCAGGAGTTTGATGGTGAACAATTTTCAATTACTATGAGTTCAGATTTCAATCCTAGCCATGTGTTGGAGGAAACTGAATGATCCATAATGAACTACTAAAGCAATCCGATGAATCAATCAATGATTATCTAATTCGACTTGGCGACAACCAAGAGCTGTACGGTTTAACATGGATGCAAACTGCTGACCTACTTAACAAAGAGTCTGGCGATGAGTATTCAGAGTCTAGATGGCGTAAAAAGTATTCTGCTTATTTGGAATGGAAGCCTGTTGTACTTGAAAAATATGCTAACAATGAGATAGCTGACGAATTACGTGATGCTACATTGGAAGCTAAAAAGGAAAAGTTTAAGTTACAGGATCAGAAGCGCGAATTGAACAATCTTATTAGGCAGCAAGCAAGATACGAACACTTGAAAGATGAAGTTTCACTAGCCATTAATGAATTAGCTAAAGTTAAGCCACTTAAGTTTGAAGCTAACCCCAAAATTGGGGGCATTAAAAAAGGTGTTGCTCTTTGGTCAGACTGGCACATTGGATCTGATTTCGCCAATAGCTTCAATACATATAATACAGAAGTGTTTCGTAATCGACTTGAACATCTAATTAACAAGACAATTGAGCATGCCAAAGCAAATAATGTTACAGATTTGATCGTTGCCAATCTTGGCGATGCAATCTCTGGAGCGATTCATGTATCTACACGAGTACAATCCAGTGAAGATGTAATTCGTCAGATTCAAATTGCAGCCGAAGCCATGTCTGAGTCACTTGTAGAGTTATCAAAGTATTTCAATACAATCAAGTTCATCAATATTATTGGCAACCACTCAAGATTGGTTAGCAATAAGAATGAATCATTGTTCACAGAGAACCTAGAATATCTGATTCCATGGTTTATGGATGCTCGTTTGAAGAATGTTAGTAACATCGAAATTGTTAAAGATTCAGATGGTTTCAGTGTGGAAGAGATTGAAGGGGAATCATTTGTATTTTGTCACGGTGATTTGGATTCAGCTCAAACATCTGCCAAAAACATTCCTCAGATTCTTGGCATTGTGCCTAAAGCTATTTTCTCAGCTCATATTCATCATAATTATGAAAAGGAATTTGGCAAGACAGAGACGATTGTAAATGGAAGTATGATGGGTGTAGATGATTACGCTGTGTCAAAGAGATATTACGCATCACCAATGCAGAAGTTTATTGTGTTAGATGGCAATGAGATTGAATGTACATATAAGATTAAGTTTAACAACTGACGTCCTTGTAGGACGTTGGTTCAACTAAGCAAGAATACATAATTCGATCACCTGATTGCTCATACAGAATCGGGTTATTTCTTATTTATTTTTGTTGAGTAGGTTGTTCCTGTACTAAGGAATGTAAAACGGGCTCTCCCTCCCAACCCTACTTATCATTTCTTTTTATGGGAGTTAGATAAAAGGAAGGTGAAAACTATTGGGAGAAAGAGAACGTAAAGTATGTAGAACTTGCGACAATGAACACAATAAAAGTGAATTCTATGCAAGCTACAATAAATTCGATAAAGATGGGAAGCTAAGTATATGCAAGACCTGTCTTAAAAAAAGTATAGATTATAACGATATCAACACAGTCAAAGATGTCCTGTTGAATATTAATAGACCATTTATTTTATCCATTTGGGATTCAGCTAGAGAAGAGGCAGACACAAAGAGATCTCATGACTATTTTGGTTACTATATAAAATCAATTGGGATGAAGGACTTTAAAGACTTAAGCTGGTTAGATAGTGATTCCAATGAATCTACTAAAAAAAGAGATAACGCTCGATTTGTAATCAAACGTGAATTGCTTTCCAATGAACATACACAAGAAGAACAGGAACGCTTAGACTTTCTAAAAACGAGTGAGTCTAGTAAAAAAGATATTATCAAATTAATAGGGCATGATCCTTTTATTTATGAGAGAACAGATGACAAGCCCTTACTTTACAATAGGTTAGTAGACTTTCTAGATGAAGGAACCCTAGAGGATGGGTTCAAATTACCTACTGTGATTGAGATAGTTAAAGGATTTAATCAATTGGATAAGTTAAACAATGCAATTGCATCAATGAATACAGATATTGATGCCCTTGTGAAGCATCCCGGTCAAATAAAATCTCTAGTTGAAACGAAGGATAAGTTATATAAGTCCATTCTTGCACTTGCTAAAGATAATGGCATATCAGTCAATCATAATAACAACAAGAGTAAGGGTGCTGGCACTTTGAGTGCAATAATCAAAGATTTGCAGGAAAAGGGATTCGAAGAGGCTAGTATCAACTTGTTTGATATTGAAACATCTGAGGGAATGAAGCAGGTTGCTGATATTAGTAATAAGAGTATCATGGATCAATTATTATTTGATGAAAATGACTATTCTGAAATGATTATAGAGCAGAGAGAAAGCTTGCTACGACTTCAAAGTGAGAATGAATCGTTACAAGAAGAGTTAAGGCGTTTTAAAAACTCGCTTAGAAGTGGTGAGTTAAATGTCTAAAGAGTCGATGTCTACAAGAAAAATTGAGGGTTATCTAAAGTTAGCGAAGATTATCCAATGGGGTAGAAAAAATCCTGTACGATTCGTAGAACGATTTTTAGGTATGGAACTATTAGACTATCAAAAGTATGCATTCATGCAAAGTTGGTCAACACAGTATGTTTTATGGTGTATGGGTCGATCTAGCGGAAAAACTACATTGGGTTCACCTTTTATTATGACAAAATCATTATTGATCCCTAACTTTGAAGCCTATATATTAGCTGGTGTTGGATCGCAATCGCAAGAGATGTTCATGAAAATTGAGAAGATTGCTAAAAAAGAAATCACTTCCTTCACAGGTTTGACCGATATCTTCTACAATGAGACAGTAAAAAGCTCAGCGAATACAGATGGTTTCACTCACAACCCTGCATCATTCTCTTATAAGCTATATAATGCCGCTACTGTAAAATCTCTTAATGGTTCCTTCGATAACAACAGGAGTAAGCGTAGTAATTTAAACTTTTACGATGAAAGTGGATTCGCACCTGATGAACTATTCACAACCTCTGAACCATTCACCACACAGAACAGTGACTTTAGATTAGGTGGAGATGTGGATGTCACTCTTTTACCTAAGCAATTCCCCAATCAACTGATTTATGCCTCCTCCGCTTCCTCTACTGATACATACTTCTATAGAAAGTATAAAGATTTCTCGAAGAAGATGTTCCTAGGTGATAAACGGTATTTTGTTGCTGACATTAGCAGTGATGTCGTTATTAATGCTACGTACAACGGGAAACTTTATGGTGTACCTCTTTTATCGAAAGAGACAGTTGAGACCGCTATTCGTGAAAATAGTGAAAAAGCTATGCGTGAATACAAAAACATCTTCACTACAGAGGGCTCAGACCAACAGATAATTAAGCGCGCATCAATTATCCGAAACTCCAAAGTAAGTGTTCCTGTTTTAGCCAATGAAGGTAAAAAGAAATTTGTGCTTGCTGTTGACCCTGCGAGACAACATGATAATTCAATTTGCACACCTGCCGAATTCTATTTTGATGAGAATGTTGGATGGAGGATGAACATTAGCAACTCTGTAAGTTTTGTGGATGTAGCAAAGAAGAAGAAAACACCTAAGAAAACTCCTGATCAAATTAAACATTTCAAACAAATGTTGCTGGATTACAATGGCTCAGAATCAGCAGATTATGAGAATATATTACAAGTCTTGATAGATTCTGGTGCAGGTGGATCTGGTGTTTCCTCTTGGGCTGATGGATTATTGGATGATTGGGAAGATTCAAAGGGATACAAACACAAAGGTCTTATTGATGCCACTCACCATGAATATTCCATCCATGCAAACAAGTATCCTTCAGCGAGTAAGATGGTAACTTTAGTTTCGCCTAGTAAGTTTAAAACGGACATGTTTGATGCATTGATTGAAATGATGAATCTGGACTTGATCACCTTTACTGAGAGCTATGACGGGAAAGGTTCTTTGCATTTTGTTGAGGAGGATGGACAACATAAGGAATATAAGTTGTCACTTGATGAAGAAATAGCTTTGAAGAATGTAGATTTAGCCAAAGAAGAATTGGTTAGCATTTATTCATTCAAATCTACAAATGGAAATGTGCGCTATGACTTGCCACCAGAAAAACTAAATAAAATTGGTGATGATAGAGCATACACCATTGCAATGTTGGCGTGGTACTTGCGAAATCTAAGACGTGAGAGTATTACTAAGAAATCTTCTAAGAAGATAGATTGGGCAAATGCTCCATCATTTGTATCGAAAATAGAATTTTAAGAAAGGAGGAACATTGTGGCAGATAAAAAAGAAGAGTTTGAAGTTTTAATCCCAAATAAGATTGATGAAGACACTGTTTCTATAATTGGCACATCTGAAGAAATTGGAAAACGATGGCTTGAACAAGCTATGTATCAATTTAATAGTTCAAACAATCAATATTCTACATATCTCAACGAAGAAACATATGGCGATACGAAGACTAGTTCAAAAGAACTTGAAATGTTAGCTGATAACCCTCAAGGAAATCTTGAAAAAATTCGTAAAGTGAACTCAATTATTAAATTCTATATAAACAAAGATGACTTAATTGGGAAAGTGTATGAGACTATTGAAAGTAACATAAACACAGAATTCAGACTTTCATTTCCAACGATCAAGAATGGAAAAACTACTTTAATGGATGATGTGAAACGTCTAATTGAGAGTTTTAATAAGCAAATCAATCTCAAACAGTTATTGCGTAAAGCTATTCCAATTGCCTATGCAGAGGGAAATTATCCTATGTATCTTCGCTCTAAGGGAGACAGTTACATAGTTGATCACTATTCATTAGGTGTGCTAGAGGTTAGCGACTATGAAATTGGTGGAGAGCCAGTCTTACTAATCAATATGAATGAACTAAAGTCAAGACTACAGAAAACAAACATAAAGACTAGAAAAGGCAAAAAGTTGTTCTTCGATAAACTAGATGAGGAAATTAAAGAGAACTACCCAGAGGAAATCTATAGAGGCTACACAGAGAAAGATACATACGTAAAACTGAATGTAGAAAATACAGGGATAATTCGTGTTAACAATATGAACAGGAAATACGGTTTATCTCCTATATTTAGAACTCTAAGTTCTTCCCTCATTCTTGAAACGTTCGATAGAAGTGATCGCATTAATGCTAGAGCAAAAGCAAAGAAGATTATCTTCTTAAAATTACATAAGGAGATACTTGGAACTGATTATAACAGGCAATCATTCGAAGAGATGGCTTATACACATGAGAACTTTTTGAAAGCTTGGAAGAATGAAACTGTTATATTTACTCCTCCAGCTTTTGTTGAAGACATTAAGTACATTGAACCAAAAACTGAATCTACAAACATCAACAATGTACTCTACCATCGAAACAAACAAATGACATCATTAGGTATTGGTTTCTTAAGTGTGGGTGATGGTCAGACATACACATCTGCAAACATTTCAGTTAATGAATTAATGAAAACAATTAATAAAATTTGTGAGCAATTGCAAGACATAATTGAGAAATGGTACAGAGTTGTATTGCAAGACAATAACATTCCATTGGATTACTGTCCAACTCTCAAACTGTTGCCTTCCGAGGAACTTGATAAAGAGCTTAAACTAAAATTAGCTGAGTTGCTTTATAGTAAATTCAACTCCTCGTTAGAGACAGCTTATGGGCTTTTAGGTATCAATGTTGAAGATGAAAAGCAAAAGAGAATCAAAGAAAACGAACAAAATTACGAACAAATCTTTACTCCACGCTCCACCTCCTACACCAATTCTGGAAATACAGATAGTGGTAGACCTGTAGATAACAATAATCCAGACAAACAAGTTCAGGATCAAGATAGAAGGAATGGTCAATGAAATTAACGATCTCTTGTCCATGCTGTAATACTGAACTTGAGGTAGAAGTTACCCACAAGAAAGAAAAAGTGAATTTAAGCGAATTAAATGAACACTTGGATATTCTAGATATTGAACTAGCTGAAGGAGGTGAATAAATAGAAAGTGGAAACAACTAATTTTACCAGCCAGTTCAACATTATTTTGAGTGAGTCTGATGAGAACTCAACTAAAGCAGATGTGAAATTTGTAATTTGTGACTTTGATCCTAATAAGAATGACGTTTCTTTGAATAGAGAGACTATCGAGAGTTGGGTTTCTACACTAGTTGGTCAACCTGTTGTAGGTAAAGTAGAAGTATCTAGTACAGGTGCTGTCGATTTTACTAGTCACAATGCAAAAATAGTTGAAAAAGCAGATGCTAAAGGTAAAAAATATAAAACTATTGAGTTCGATACTTCAGCATTCGGTATGTTCAACAATGTATCTATTGAAACAATTGATGACAAAGAATATATCGTAGCAAATGCTCATATTTGGAAGAGATACGATCAAGCATACAAGGTACTCAAAACTAGAGCCGATTCAATTAAAACATCTTGGGAAATTAAAGTATCTGAAAGCCACACAGAAACAATTGATGGACGTACAGTGAAGGTTATTGATAAAGGCGAGTTCTTTGGGCATGCCCTATTAGGATCGTCAGTATCTCCAGCGTATGACTCCAGCGGCGTTGTTCAAGTTGCATCTGTTGATGGGGTTGATTTTGAGTTAGCTGAAGCGTTATGTTCAGATATTGAAAAACAGGAACAAGGAAAGGAGGAAGATACGTTGTCTAAAAATAACACAGAAGTATCTGCACTCTCTGCACGAGATTTACATCAGAAAGTACAAGAAGCTTTGAATCCAAAGGGTTATTCAAGCAATCCGTACTACTCGGTTTGGGAAGTCTATCCTGAAGAACATAAGGTATTGGCTTATGATATTGATCGCAGTTCAAATGATAATTATATGGTATTCACGTACTCGATTGCTGATGATACCGTAACAATTGGAGAAGGAGCAGAAGCTAAGTTGAGTCAACTATTGGCAGATAAGGAGCCAGTAGTATCACTAAGTAAGCAAGTCAATGAACTATCCGAAAAGCTTGAACAGAAGAATACAGAGTTGATTGAAGCTAGTGAGCAAATTGTTACTTTAGAGTCTTCGATTGCTGAATTGGAGCCACTCAAAGCCGAATTCGAAGCTGCTGAACAAGCTCGAATCGAAAATGAACTAGCTGAAAAAAGAAACCAACTTAAAGAGATGGCAACTAAAAGTGGATACATAACCAGTGAAGAACTAGAAACAAGCGAAATCAAACAGCTAATTGATGAAGCTGACGAAAATGGCGTTAAACTACTGATTGCTGAAAGAGTAGTAGCCCAAAATGGCAACAAAAATAAAGGCGCAGGACAACAAGAAAGAAAAGTAATCAATTCTGATGATGAGACTTTTGATTATAGAACAATTTTGTCATCACTAATTCGAAAATAAAATATACGGAGGAATAAAAATGCTTAGAAGTCTACAAACACACCCACATAAAGTTGCCGATGCAACATTTACAGCAGCAACACCAGTTGTTCGAGGACAGCTTGTACAAAAAGATTTTGCAACTAAAACAGCAGTAACACCAACATCTCAAGAAGGTCTTTATTTTGCCAATAGAGACAATTACCCTACAGGTTTGATGAGTGTGGAAGGTGAGCTGTCTGATTACGATGAACGATTTGAAAATATTAAAGCTGGCGAATCTCTTGTTCTTGAAGTCCCACTTTCGGGCGAAGTCTTTGGGACAGACCAATTTGTTGAAAGCGGATTGACTGTCGGAGACTATTTGGAAGTTGAAACAACTGGTTCTAATGCACGAAAACTCAAAAAAGCTTCTGCTGCTACGAAGTTCCGTTATGGTGGAACCACTAACGATAATGGTTACACACTTGCAGTAATTGAAGTTATCTAATAAACGAGAATCCAAGGAGGATACAAAATAATATGGTAAATACAGAAATTGCAAGCCTAGTAAATGAAAAAAGTAAAATGTTTGAATGGGCATCTAAAGTTGAATATAAGAAAGAATTGACTTCTGAAGATAAAGAGATTTCTCAGGTAATGGATGCGTGGGCTAAGGATATTGGTAATAGAGGTTCAGATAATAGTAATGAACTTGCAAACTATATTATCAACGTAATTAAGCCAGAAGTTTACGATGTACCAGACGAACTTCTTGATTTTATGTTTGAACGTGGAACTCTGGATGAGTTTGATGATTATAAGATGGTGGAGGAACCAAAGAATACTCTAGTGGCTTATGACGCAGCTAAAGGTGGTAATGTAAATAAATCCTACATCGACAATAAAGCTACGTCCCCAGTATGGAAACATAAGCAAGTAGAAACATCCATCTCTTATGTCGATCTTAGACGTAATGGTTTTAAATCAATCGCCAATCTGACCGTTTTTGGTAAAGAGGCTTTACAAAACAAAATGTTTTACGACATCTTTTCTCAAATTGATGCCGCTATCACTGGTGGAGAACAATTGATTACGGTAGGTGGTTCTAATCCTTCGATTGCCGCAATGGATCAACTTGCACTATACTTGGCTGATCGCGGAGAGAATCCGTTCACCGTATCTTTGTCTAAATACGCACAGCAAATTGCCCGTATGACTGGTCATGCAGCCTATATGAGCGAAGAAATGAAAAACAACTTTAATCGCTATGGATTGGTTAATTTCTACAATGGTGTGCGTGTTGGACAAATCTCTGGTGCTAAACGTACAGGTGATGATATGCAATTGCTTCCTGATAAACGTATCTTTGGTTTGGCAGGAAAAATCGGTAAATTGGACATGCGCGGAGATCTGCGTGTATATGAGACGTTTGACAACAATAAAGAAAAGGTTGACATTAAAATTACTGGTTTCGAATTCGGTACAGCAATCAATAAAATCGATAAAATTGCTAAGATTGTGTTGACTTAATATGTTTTGAAACGGGGGGTGAAATATTATACCCCCCACCACAAAGAAAGGGAGAGATTATGAATTTTAATGACAGTACGCTAATTGATGTTTACAACTATACAGATGGGTGTGTGTCTGTAACAAGTAATATTAGACCAGATGGTTATCTATTTGAACCTTCAAGAGATGAAAATCCGTTTGTATTACAGCTTTCGTTTGGCGAAGTTCGCGGTATTAATACACAGTCTCACGTTTTCCGTGAAGGACATCTACAATTTGACCCGTCTCTAGAGAAAGAAATCTATGAATCTTTAGGTGTTCGTAAATGGGAATCTATCCTAAAAGACGAAGATATTAAGAAGATTATTTTAGAACCCACTAAAGAAGGACTAGAATTATTGATGAAGATTGACTCAACATCACTCTTTGAACGTGTACGTGGAATGGTCACTCAACTATATAATTCCAATGCCTATGACATTTCTACTAGAGTGAAGAACGCTATAGATAGTCGTTATAAGGAACTCTATGAAGGAAAACGGATTACGGGTATTCAAATTAGAAAAACTACATCAGAGGTAGAAGCTGAAGCTAAAGAGGATAAACAGAGAGAACTGCAAGAGATTCTAGCTGAAGAGCGAAAGAAAATTGAAGCACAAGTCAGAGCAGAATATGAAGCAAAGCAAGCAGAGGGAAAAGAAACAAAGAAACAGTCAGGAACACGTAATAGAACAAACCCTGCTCAAGAAGCTCCTTCGGAATAAGGAGGTTACTTATGGGTACTTCAGTTGAATCAGTTTTTGATTCTTTCTATCGACTTATTGAGAGAGACTTAGATTTCTTTACATACCAGAATGTTCCTGATCACGAGGCCGAAAACATTGTTAAGGAACGATCTTACCGATACTTAGACGAAGCAATTTCTAAATTGTTGTTGCAGGGAATTCCAGAAATTTCATTTGGATATAATCAAGATACTGAAAGTTTCGATGAAGAATTAACAAGAGTAGAGATAAATATTGTCGCTCAGTTAATGCTTGAATGTCATTTCCATCGTGATTACTCAACTCTTAAAGTCAACCAAATTCACTTCAGTCCGAAAGATTTGCAATCTTTTAGTCCAGCGAATGAAAGAAAAACCTTTGTGGATATGTACAATGGGATAGTTTCTGATAACAGACTTAGCTTAAGTGAATATTTCTCTAGGAATCGACTAACTGGTGCTTTAAAAGGCATTGACTACAGCAAGTATCAGTTTGATTGAGGTGAAATATGGATTTAGGATATTTTCGAAAGATTAACAACGCTTATGCAATAAATCAATATAAGGATATAGATGTCTACAACAACAAAAGAAAGTTAGCATCAAGTTTTATGTTGAATCCCTTAGCGTACACTGTTGAGGTCAATGGGATCAGTAAAAATCTCTGGATTTTACCAACTATAAAAAAGGATATATGTAAACTGACAGCACACCCTTACGAGAAGTTCGTTGAGGCGGGTGAACTTGTTTACTGGAACGATGACTATTGGTTAATCATTGAATCCAAACCTCATACAGATATTGTCTCACAAGGAACTATGGAAAGGTGTAATCAAACGTTAAAATGGATTGATGACAACGGAGATATCCAAGAGCATCCTACTGTTTACTATTTCAACACAAGGTCAAACTTTGGGGTTGAAGAGGGCAAAGTAATGAATTTACCTGACGGTAGACGACAAACCATCGTGCAGCTTAATGAGCACACACAAAAACTTAAGCGCGATGATCGTTTTATATTCGGTGGTGAAGTTTTTAAAGTAATTGATTATGATTATGTTTCCGATGAAGGATTAGTCAATCTTAGTTTACAGTCAGATCAGTATAACGAAGCAAAAGACAATCTTGAATTAGGCATTGCCGATTACTATCGATATGTACCTTATAGTATGAAATTACTTAATAATGATACAAACAGTATTGGTATCAACCAGACTATCCAATTAAACGTTGAAGTAAGAAAAGGCGAAAAACTTATATCTAATCCTTCCCTTGAATTCATTGTAATTAATAACGAAATTGGAGACATTGATTCCACAGGACTGTTTACACCTAAACAAGTTGGAGAGACAGGAATCACTATTAATTACAAAGGGATTTCAGAAACTATCAGGATTCTAGTGGTAGATAGTATTAGAAATGAATACTCTGTTACAGTTTCTGGCAACGATTCAATTAAGTCTGGTCGTGAAGGTACATATACGAGTGAATTCCACTTGAATGGCTCTCCATGGATTGATGAGGGCTTATTTGTGCTGTCTTCAGAAGATGGAGTGACACCTAGCAAGTATGCATCTATTACTTCTCAAGGCAACAACAAGTGTACGATTAAAGCAGTAAGCAATATTGATTTCACTAAAATCAAAGTTCCTCTGTACGTGCAATTACATGTGCAGAATCTCAATGGATTATCAGTTGGGAATAAGAGAATTAAGATAATTCCACTAATTTAAAGGAGCGTGTTCATGGGACAAGCTATTGTAAGGCTCGGAGAACTAAAGGTTGAAAAGTTTGTTGAAGGAGTGGTTAATAACTATCTAGTCTATTCACCTCTGCCACTATCCAAACAGCATTCGTCTGGACTGGATGGAGACATTGTAATAAGTGCCACTCCAACAGTTGAAATTATTGATGCTGACTTAGATGTGGCTATTGATCCACAGTATGAATATGCCTATTCGATTGGTACTGATAATAAACTCAAAGTTGCATTCGATAAGACTAAGCATACTAACAAAGGTAGTGCTGTTGATGCCCTTAAATGTGTAAGTGTAACATTTGAGCAAGGCGAATTGATGGTTACAGGTAATGAGTATGTACTCACAGTGCACAATAGCCGTGGTGAAGAGGTTCACAGAACTGTACCACAATCACCAGCACAATTACTAACAATCATTTCAACGTTTGATGATACTCGTCAAGTTGATGAGATTGGTCCATTGGATTATAGAATTCGTCGAAATTACACTGTAAAGTAGGTGTGGTATGTCAAGATTCAAGGATTTGGCAAGGGACAAGAACACCTTTTTAAACATGATCATCGGCAATGAGGAAGTTATGAAGGCGCTGGCGTACAACGAAAGGAATTTCCTTGAGAAAGAACCAGTTGCAAATTCAGAAGATTATATCTATGAACAGATCATGCCCTATCGTTTCATTCCTGAAACACTTAGTGAAAAGAAGACTTTTATCACGATGACTTTCGATAATTTTAAGCCAGTAAACAATGTCTTTAAGACAGGGATGGTAATTTTTGAGGTATTCACACACCAAGAGTTATTCAGAACCGATCATGGAGTGCTGAGGGTAGACTATATAATTAACAAGATTGATGAGCTTTTTAATGATGTTAGAGTTGCGGGGATTGGCAAGTTGGAGTATGCAAAGATGGGAAACTTGACAGTGAATGAAAAGTATCACGGTTCTTACATAGCATATAAAATGTATGAGAAGAATTGATTAACCTAGAAGCCGTAAAACTAAGAACACTTGCCAACAAACCCATACTATACAAGAATTTAACTATAGCACCTAAAACTTTAAACTCAATAATCGATGTAGGGTACGAGGAATATAACCATAAGCTTTACATTGTGAATTTAGCAGTTGAAAACTTATTGTTGCCGACCGAAGAAGATGTAAAAGTCGATATTAGTATGATTGAATTATTGATGGAGGCAGACAGTGATTCTTTGGTTGCATATTTATCAGCAATCTCATTTTTTATTAACGAGGAAATTGGACTGTCTCCAGACATGGAATCATTGATCATAGGTAAAGAAACGTTCTCTTTCAAAGAAGTGGACGACATTACAGATATAATTAAGATTCAAAATTGCGTCATAACTAAAGTCGATGATTTCAATCCCTTAAATGAAAATGTCAAAAAGCTAAGAGAGAAAATGTTGGCTAGACAAAGAAGACTTAAAGAGTTAAAAGGAGACGATGATGAAGGAAAGTCTCTTAGTTTTTTAGATTTAATCTCGATACTATGCTCAAATGCCAATGGAATTAATATCACGAATGTTTTTGATTTAAACTTTTTTCAATTTAACGATCAGTTCAACCGTATGAAGTTGCTAGATGACTACAACGTAAATGTTCAGGCACTCCTACACGGTGCTGATCCAAAAAAAACAAAACTAATACACTGGATGTCAAAGGGAGAGTAGTCTATCGGACTGCTCATTTTTGTATGTCCAAAATAATGGAGGAAATTAAAAATGCAATATGGTTCACGCGAAATTATGGACGTAGTATTGAAAGACCCAGCAACAGGAGAGCCAAAGGTATACCTAGAAAGTCTTACGACTTCTACATTTGAGTTCCAAGGATCGACAGTATATGCACGCGGAGGCAAAGGACACCCTAAACGTATCGGTTGGGATTCTGAGAAAGACGTAACACTCAATATGGAGGATGCTTTGATTTCCAAAGAATCTCTAGGTGTACTTACAGGTTCAGAGTTCAAAAAAGGCGTTAAAGCTGTACATAAGAAAGAAGTAATCACGATTGAAGAATTGAACACACTGACTCTAGAAAAAGAACCTCTGGCAACTAAACCTGCATTCTTTTATCGTACAGTAGATGGAACGTCTATGGGTGAGAAATTGGTATCTGCAACGCCTGTCACACAAGAAATTACTATTACCGGATTGGCGGTAGGTGAGAAAGTGATTGCTGATTACTACTACAATGCTCCTGATACAACTCAAAGCATGACTGTTGCTTCGGACGTGTTCCCCGGAACTTACCTGTTGGAAGGGACAACTATGTGGAGAAATGAAGATGGTATTGATGTGGAAGCAAAATACACAGTGCCTAAACTCAAAGTTCTGCCGGGATTCTCTATTGGTATGGCATCTACTGGAGATCCGCAACCATTTACGTTTACTTGTGAGGTATTGAAAGATACTAAGTCGACAGCGATGGTAGTTATTGATTTGTTGGAAGACTAAAAATACATAGGGCTGAGTCTAAACCGCTTAGCCCTGTTTTTCTATAGGAGTAAAACATGAAGACAATTACAATAGCCGCACCTGTTCGAAATAGAGAATGGATACTTCCACAGTATTTATTAAAGATATTTGAGATCAATTACCCTAAATCATTAATCGATCTACACTTTGTTGTTAATGATAGTTTAGACAGAACATTTGATTTACTGACAGAATTTAAAAAAGACAATAAAGGATTGTACAATAATATCAGGATTGATGTTGTAAATAACAATGTACCCGAAGATGAACGAGAGTTTACGGTAAGGAATAAATACATATATAAGAGTTTGAGCAACTTAAAGAATTACATTATGAGCAAAGTTCGAACCGATAAATTGATGTTTATCGATACAGATATCCTTGTAAAACCTGATGTTATTACTAAGTTGCTTAAACACGGAAAGAACATTATATCGGGGTTGATTTACAATGGATATCTAACTAATAAAGAGAAGCCTTATCTACATCCCAATGTTATGAGGTTGAATGATGCAGGACAATATCATCATGTTGCAAACTATCATGTGAAAAATGCTCCTTTTTCACTTTGTTCTCGCGTCGAGAAGGTTGATTTGACTGGAGCGATTATTCTTTTGGATAAGTCCGTATACAAAACAATTAGGTACGGTTTCCATCCACAAGGCGAGGATGCATATTTTTGCAAGATGGCTCAAGACAATGGCTTTGAGCTTTTTTGTGATTTGTTTGCCTATTCGCAACACATTATGTCGCCACAATATCTAGAACTATATAAAAAGGGAGAATTAAATTAATGAAATCAGATAAACAAATTACAGTTATTTACCCACCAACCGTGGACTATTACATGCTCTTTCAGCGTCCACAACAATTACTCAAGGCACTGTCTAAGATTCAAAATGTCAGATCTATTTTCATCACTTCAGAGGTGTTCAAGAAACTGCCAAAGCCAATTGTTGAAATCAACAAGGATATGTATGTCGTAAGTGGAAACTCAGACTATGCGTCACTGGTAAAAGGTAAAGTTGTGTTTTGGGTATCATATCCAGATCATATTGACTATCCATTAACGGTACAGAAAGATGTTGTAGTATTTGATGCAATAGATAATCCCGTTGAAGAATTTTCCTATTGGGCAAAGAATCTAAAAAGAGCAATTGATAAGGCAGATTTGATTTCATGTACGGCAAATGTACTTTTTGAGCAGCACAGTAAAAATGAAAATAAACCAGTTTTTCTTTGCCCTAATGGTGGAGACTATGACCACTTTAAGAAAGCCAAAAAGAAACTTGAGAAGCCATCAGACTTTCCTGTATTTGAGAATGACAAAGAAGTGATTGGATTTTATGGTGCTCTTGCATCGTGGCTAGATATTGAACTGATTCAAAAGATTGCTGAGAAATTCAATGTTGTTCTGATTGGTAAAAATCAATACTATCCTGTTGAAGTTGTGCATCCTAATATTGCAAACATTGAGCATAAGGACTATTCGCAATTGCCCTATTACCTTTCACACTTCGACGTTGCTATGATTCCATTTAAGTTGACTGAGATGATGAAGGGTTGTGATCCGGTTAAATTACAAGAGTATTTGTCTAGCGGTAAACCTGTAGTAGCAACTGAAATTGAGGATGTAGTCGCTAATTTCTCTGATGTTGTAGATTTTATTAACATAGATAATTGTCATGAGGTTATTGAAAAAGCAATCAAGGAAAATAGTAGTGAGAAGGAACAGGCGCGTATTCAAACAGCTATCAATAACTCATGGGATGTAAGAGCACAGACTGCAATCAAAACTATAAATGAGTATATGACAACCAAGGGAGATGAATAAATGGCAAAATCAAATAAATTCACACTAGCCAAACTTAATGCTATTGATAATAAAAATAATCAACGTAAAACAATTTATGTAACTCCTGAGAAATATGAAGTTAATATACATACACATTTCCGCGAATCACTGATGGAGGATGTAGTAACAGAATATATTGCTCTGGTTGAGGAATTGCGAAATAAAACTGAGCTTGACGATGTAATGATTCGTGGAACACTGAGTCTATTTAACGTATTGGTAATGAAGAAATTCACTGACCTTCCATTTCCGAAGAAGATGGATTTGGGCAGTCTGATCGCGATTTCAAGAAAGTTTATGGACAACGGGATTACAAATGAAGTAATCAATTCATTCCCAAAAGAAGAAACAGACAAACTTGAACAACGATTCAAAGTAGCCCAGCAAAATGCAGCGAAAATAATTGCTGAAATGGCGGTTACTTCAGTTGCTCAAGCTCAGGAAATTTCTGATGCAAATTAAGACACAGAGAGACCTTGAGAGATTCTTAAAGCAACTTCAACAACCAGTTACTAAGGCACTAAATGGCAATGTAGCTCAAGCTGTTAAGAAAGTAATGAAGGATAAAGTACAAACGGAAGTCTATGACCCATATAAGCCTAGTGTATATCAGCGAACAGGTAAATTAGGTAGTGAAGAGAGTATGGAATCCAATATTATCAATGACACCACCTTAGTAGTTGAAAATGTTCGCTCTGATGGAGACAGAAATGTGGCTGAAATTGTGGAGACAGGTAATGGATATACATACGATTTTCAGTATTCAGGTATTGCTCGACCATTCACTGAAGCTACACGAGAAGAGTTAGTAAACACAGGAGCCCATTTAGCGGCTTTGTATCAGGGTTTGAAGCAACAGGGAATAAACGTAGAAAAGAAATAAGGGAGAATTAAATATGAAGATTCAAAATAAAGCTTTGGAACTATTCATTCTGCATTTGCGCTCACTAAACTTGGAACATGACATGACTGGAAGTAGAATGAGAACGCGATTGGTAAGAATGTTATTGTCACATTACGAAGAAATTATGAATGAGGCTAGTGAAGTTAATCTTAAGTATACAAAGAAGAATGATGATGGAACTGTGTACTTGGAAGATGAGATTGTGCAGTTTACTGATCCAGAAGCACGAAAAAAAGAATTGATTGAAATTGGAAATGAGTTCACCATCATTGAACAAAACGAGGCAAATAAGCAAATGTTGTTGTCTGTTAGAGAGTCAGTCATTAACATCATTCCATTTGAACTAAAAGATACAGATGCAGAATTATACGATGAATTCTGTGAAATTGTTGAACAAATTAAATACGAAGAAACATGAGAAGCGGTCATTTGAATCGCTTCTTTTTTATTTCTCTTTAGACATTAGAAGCAAAAAGGAAGTGGTTTAAGTTAATGGATAATCGATTAAAAATCATGGTGGAAGCTGGCATAAATGTTGGCTCAAGCCTGAAGAATATTAACGAAGAAATTAAGGGTATAGGTAAACATCCGTCTCTTCAGAAGTTGAATTTGTCAGTTAGTGTTGATAAATCGTTTGTCAAGGCGATGAATGAGTTTGTAGCAGCAACTAAAGTATTGAGTACTGCACTAGAACAGCAACAGAAAGTAATTAATGAATCAGTAAAGACAACGAAAATGCTGGATGGTTCTATTGAAAAAGTTACACAGAGACAACTTGCTAATGGGTCCATCATTACTCAGACAACGAAGAAGATTAATGAAGAAACTAAAGCGTTAAATGATCAGAAGAAAACACTTAATGATTTATCTAAGGAACTCAATGGCTATACATTAGCAAGTTCAAGAGCTACTAAAAATAAGCTTGGAGAAGCAACAGGTAGTAAGAATACATATGCAAACGATAAGAATCAAAAGGTAACAGTTAATTTAGATAACTCTGGAAATGTTAAGAACTATTCTGAGCTTACAAATTACCTGAAACAAAAAGAAGAAACTCTAAAGAAATCTGAAGCACTAGATAAAGCTCATTATCAGGCATTACAAGAGGATCAGGCAAGAAGAATTGCACTGATTAATAAGAATCTCAAAGAAGAAGAACAGCGTAATCAACAGTTTGTTAACCAATTACGTACTCGGTTTGCCGAAGAGCAAAAAATTGCTCGTAATCGTGATGCATTAGATAAGGCACATGCAGCAGCAATAACTGAGAATTTGAATAGAAAAAAAGCCGTAGCAGATATGGAAGCAAAGATTACGGCGGCTCAATCTAAGTTTAAGGGTAACGCTTCAGCAGTAGCAGAGTTAACTGCGCTAAATGCTCAATTAGGGAATATATCAAAAGTTAGCAATTATAAAAATGCATTAACCGAGTTACAGACCAAGTTAACACAGATCACATCACAAGCCAAGTTAGCAGGAAATGAAGCTAAAACACTTGGACAGCGTTTTGCTGATGCGGCATCTAAAGTGGCTTTATGGGGTGGAGCAACAACATCTCTTTATACAGTCATTAGAGCTTTGAAAGATATGACCAATATCATCATCCAAGTAGATAGCCAAGTAACACAACTCAAACGTGTGATGGATGAGTCAACTGATTTTGAAGGTATGCTGAGTCGTAGTATTCAATTGGCTAATGAGTTAGGCAGAAGTATAACAGAAGTAAATGAGAATGCTATAGGTTTTGCTCGTATGGGCTTCGATGAAGATCAGACGATGAACCTTGCCAAAACCTCTACTCTATTACAAAACATATCCGAATTAACACCTCAAGAATCAGTAGATACACTTACAGCGGCAATGACTATTTTTAACGTTGAAGCTGGAAAAAGTATTGAAATCGCTAATAAATTGAATGAGATAGACAATAATTTCGCAGTTACGACCCAGAACCTAGCAACATCTATGACTAGAGCTGGAGCCAGTGCCAATACCTTTGGTGTTTCTATGGAAGAGTTGTTGGGACACACAACCGCAATTGCGACAGCCACTCGAGAAAGTGGAGCAATTATCGGCAACTCATTAAAATCCGTGTACTCTCGTATAACTACTATGGATAAATCTGAAGGTGTCCTTGCGGAAGCCGGGGTATCTATGCGTGATTTAAGTGGTGAGACTCGTGATGTTTCAGATATCATTGCTGAATTAGCGGGTAAATGGAATGGACTATCCAAGGAAACGCAACAGAACACAGCAGTGAATCTAGCTGGTAGATATCAGTTAACCAGATTTTTGGCACTTATGCAAAACTTTCCAATTGCAATTGAAGCTACAGAAACAGCCCTTCATTCTCAAGGTTCAGCGACAAGAGAAAATGAAAAGTACATGCAATCCCTTGAAGCACGAATCCAAAAGATGAAAACTGCTTGGGAAACTCTGTCGGTAGCTTTTGGTGAAAAGCTTATAAGCAATTCAATAGTCGACATTACATCTCTGATGTCTGGACTCATGAATACCGTAGCTTATTTAGTTGATCATGTTGGAGCTTTACCAGTAGTATTTGGTATTGCAAGCTTAGGAGTTATGGCTTTACGTACAAGCTTTAGATTGTTGATTATTGAAATTGTAAAAACAGTTTCATCGGTAACAGGTTTGAAATTGCAATCTATCGCTGCTTCTGGTGGATTGGGCACTCTATCCATGTCAGCTATTAAGGCAAAATTAACAATGCAGGGCTTGAAAGCTTCAATACTTACTGTCGGTGTAGCCTTGAAAGGATTATTAATAACATCTGGAATAGGATTACTTTTTGTTGGACTTGGTTGGGCGATTGAAAAAGTTATTGGCCTCTTTTCTGATGCAACTAAAGCTACCGAAGACTTCACTGACAAAGCTGAGGAATTAAATCAGAAACAATATGACTTATCTAACCTCAAGGCGTTATCCAAAGAATACGATGAATTGTCTAAAAAGACCGAATTAAGCTTTGAAGAAAAGTCGCGTCTAGCTCAAATCGAGAGTGAATTGTCAAGTAAATACAACATAACCACCACTAGTGTAGATGGACAAACGAAGTCCTATGAAGAAAATAATAAGGCCATCCAAACTCAACTTGGATTAAAAGAAGATGAGTTAAAAGCTGCAAGATTAGCCGCAGAAATTGAATATAATTCTAATGCAGATAAAATTGAGCGTGACATTGAAAAAGAAAAGAAAGCTTTGCTTGAGAGAGAAAAAGCATATGATGATGCGTTGGCTGCGTATGAAGCAAATAAAACTGAATGGGCAAAGTATGATCCTGTTAAAGACAGTTATGAGTATGGAATAGGTAAGAGGGCAAATGAGAGATTAGCAGTAGCACTAAAAGAGCAGGATGCTTTATTAACAGAATCTAAAACATCTCTCCAGACTACGCTAAATGCTAAGGTGCTTGCCTACAAAGGAGCAGGTCAATCTTTCGTTGATGAGCAAGAATCAAACAATGTTGAAATTAAAGGTCTCACTCGCGAATTCTTAGATATTTATGCCGCTGCCGCCGCCGAAAGCGGAGTCTCATCCAACGAGTTTAGTGAGAACATTAAAAAAGTCTTCTATTCAATTCAGCGTAATGACTTAGCCAATGCAGAAGAAGGAATGAATCTTCTCAAAGAAATGCCGGGAATTACAGATCTTACTGCAACTTCACTTAGAAACCTATCAGCGGCACTTTCACGTCAAAACTATCAGCCAGTTGCAGAAGGTCTTGATGGTGTTGCTGATTCAGCAGATAACTTAAGCAATGCTACTGATCAAACTGGTCAAAAAGTGAGTGTCATGTCTCAAAAATTAAATGAGATGGCTGCTTGGGCTACTGAGTCAAAAGAAGATCTGGAACTGTTGAATAAGGCTCAAACTGAACTTGCTAAAAAGAATACTCTTTCTGCTGACACTGTTAAAAAGATGAATGACAAGTATGGAGACTTCATAAAAGTTACAGGACTCAGCAAAGATAAAATTCTAGAATTTATTAAAGCTCGTAAAGATGAGAAGAAAAGTTTTATTGATACTGAGATTGAGAAAACAAATGTATTGATTAAAGCTTCGCTAACTAGGATTGCTACCATTGAAGCAGAGATGAGCGCAAGACAGAAAGCCATCAATCAAATCAAGGAAGAATACTCCGATATTGCAGGAAAAGATACCCTTGAAGACATTAAAACCGAATCTCGAATGGGCGGTATCAGGTCTGCTATTTCCGATAAGCAAGTCGATCTGACTGAAGAAAAAGACAAGTTAAATGAGCTTATGGGCATTCTAAATACTTGGAAAGGTATTGGTTCAGATGTAAACGAGGTAATTAAGAATGGCGATAAAGCTGTACAGGATGCAACGAAATCCAATGACAAGTCTAATCAGTCATACACTGATACTAATGAGATTCTGACCGAAACACAGAAGAAACTTCTCAGTCTGGCTGATGCAATCAAGAAAGTTCAGAACGAACGTAGCACCATGGTTAAAGGTTCGAAAGAGTACATTGCGAGTCTCAAAGAAGAGAAGAAATTGCTTGATGAAAAAATCGCCAAGCAAGAGGACGCGCTTAAGAATCCTTCTGAACTTGTTTCAACAAAAATTAAGACAACCACTAAAGCAGCACCGGGAGAATCTGCACCAACATCGACTTCCACATCTACGTCCTCTAATAAATCCTCTACTTCATCTGGGTCTGGTACAAAGCTAGATACAATGCTTAGTGCTGCATTAGGAATGCAGGGTCAATTTAAATATCAACAAATTGGTGGGAAGTTTAAAGGAACGTTTGAGGAATTTAAGAAACGTGCTCTTGCTGACTGCTCCCAATTTGTACAAGAATTCTTTGAAGAGTTTATGGATATTACTCTTCCTCGTACTGCTGCTCAACAATCACAACAGGGAACTGCTGTAGCCAAAAAGGATTTGAAAAAGGGCGACCTTATTTTCTTTGAAACAAAAAAAGGTTATGAAGCATCTCATGTTGGTATTTATACGGGTAACGGTAAATTTATTCAGATGGGTACGAAAAGTGGACTTAGCGAACAGAGCTTAGACAGTAGCTATTGGGCGCCGAAATACCGTAGCGCTAGACGTATTAATGGTGTTGGTGAATCTACTTCAACTACTAGTGCCCCATCAACGAATAGCTCAGCTACAAAAGTTAAGACTACTAGCTCTGATGGAAAGACTACAACTGAAATTGTTAATGCTACAGCCAAAGAAAGAGAAGATGCTGTACGTGATACTGATCTAACAAACTCATCGGATAAAGCCCAGTCATATCAGTTAGGAATAGAAATTGTTGAAGGCGTAATTGCAGGATCAGAAAGTGCAATTTCAGCATTGCAGTCCAAACGTGAACTATCAGCAAATAAACAAAGTCGATATACACAGGATAGTCCTGAATGGCGCAAAGAGGAAATGGCACAAAGTAGCTATCTTCAGCAAGAGCAGAAGTTAGTTGAGCAAGAAAATAAAGATATTCGCCAACAACTTATTGAACAGAAGATTACCAAAGGTGAATATGATCTCAAACTAGCTGAGAATAGTGCCAAGTGGTGGGATTATCAAGCTCAAATTGACGAGAAGCGTAAGAATGTATTTGATAGTCAACTTTCTTCATACGATAAACAAATTAAAGCAGATGATGATGCATTAGCTATATCTGATGCTAATTTGAAGTTAATGACAGAAGGTTCAGTTGAGTACAATAAAGAGTTAAAAAGTCAGATCCCTATTCTTGAACATAAGAGTTCAGTATTAGCCAAAGAGATTGAATACACCAAGTCTCTGCTTGCAAGCGGTAAATTGAATGCTGAAATGACTGCATACTACAATGATCGACTGCAAACATTTAATCTTACTTTACTTGACACAAACTCAGCCTTAGCCGATGTTAATAAAACTCTTAAGGATATGCGTGAATCTGCTGCTGACAATATCATTGAAGAGTACAAAAAAGTCATTGAACAACGGCGTGACTTGGAACTAGAAGCACTTGACCAACTTCGTGAAAAAGAAGATAAACGTCATGAAAAAGCTATTAAAAATATCGATGACGAGCAAAAGAAATTCGAGAATTATATTAATGCTCGACTTAAGGCTTTTGACCGTGAGAATACTGGAGTTGATTATACTGAAGAACTCCAGAAGAAAATGGATGAGCGTCAGAAGATTACAAATAAGCTTAATGAAATATCTGGCGATAAGTCAATGGATGCAAAGGCTAGACGTAAAGAATTAAATGATCAACTCGCAGCCATTGATGAAGAAATTCGGAAGTTTGAGCGTGATCGTGAACGCGAGTTAATCAAGCAGGGCTTACAAGACCAGCTGGATGATCACAAGAATTACAATGATAAAATCAAGGATGAGGAAGATAAAGCTCACCAAGATACATTGGACAAACTGGATGATGAGAAGAAAAAGACAGAACGTAAATATAAAGATATCCTTGAGGATCAGAAGAAATTCTATGACTTGAAAAAAGGATTAATGAGTAATGATGCTATTGTTGTCACTGCCACACTTGGAATCATAAGTGGTGAGTACGATAAGCTGTTTGCAAATATCAAAGATCATACATTTGAGACATCTAAACAGATGCAGAACATGGTTCAAGACTTCCAAACCTCTATGGAGGGATTGAATAAGTATAAGATAGGCGATTATTCTCCAGTTATTCCGGGTGAGAGTAGTAGTGGTTCTAGTGGGGATTCAGGCACAATTAAAGGAACTGTTGCATCCAGACAAGCATGGACTGAATATCTGAGCAATAAGCAATCTGCTGAGTCGATTAAAGAGCAAATGAAGAAGCTCGATAAGTCATCAACCCAATACAAGAATCTTGAGAATGATTTTAATAAACTTAAAACTAATAACGATCAATTACGTTCAGTCTATGGTTTCCCTGATGGTAGTTATAAGGATTTGGTTAGCAAGAAGATATTCTCTGCTGAATCAGGTGGAATAACTCCTAGTGATGTTCCTGCTGAAGGGCAGTACATCTTAGCTCATAAAAAAGAGCTGATCCTTAAGGAGTCTGATACAGGAAATATCCTAGATGTGGTCAATATTGTTCGTGGCATCACAGATAAATTTAAGGGTAAATTTGATTTCTCCAATTTGTTCAACAAGAAGAATGAATCGGTGTCATCAGATTCTGGTAATAAAATTCATATTGATAAAATTGAGATTCATGCCAGCGACAAAGATACTGCCAACAGTTTAGGAGATAAGTTTACTTTAGGACTGCAAAGAAAATTAAATATGGGGATGATCTAGAGAGAGGAAACCCCTCTCTCTTTTTTAATTTTAAAAGGGGGTATACATGCTAGGCGAGATTGATTACACAAAAAAGCCAATTAAACCGCAATACTTTTTAGCTAAGCCTGATGGGGAACCTGTTTCTAAATTAAGTGAAGCTTTCAATGATAGTATGATTATTAAACTTAATGATGTCTCAGAGCTATCACTGAGTCTTCCTTATAAAATAGATGTTCATCACAGATCAGTGAAAAACAAAAACGTAGACATTATAAAAGAGAAGTATCTAATTCAGGTAGTAGTAGGTAATAGCTCGGAATGGTTTATTGTTAAAACTATTGAAGATAGTATTGACGATTCAGACATTATGAACGTTAAATGCATGTCTCTTACTTATGAGTTATCCAAAAAAATAATTAAGAGTTTTTCAGCAGAGTCGGTAGGTGCAGACAGAGTAATTAATGATCTGCTCACAATGGGGGATACTATTTGGAATGTAGATTACATTGATCCTGACTTTCAATTGACATATCGAGCATTTGATTTTCCATCTTCTACTGTCCTTGAAGCAATTTATTCAGTTGCTGAAACATACAATGCAATTGTTAAGTTTGACACGAACAACAGAACGTTGCGAATGACTAAGCCTGAAGAAACGGGTATTAATATGGGGCTCACAGTTTCATATGGAAAACTAATGAAAAATATGAGTCGCAACAAAGATGCCGATCAGATGGTTACACGTCTGCTTGCTTCAGGTAAAGATGGATTAGGTATTCAAAAGGTTAATCCAACTGGACAAAATTTCATTGAAAATTACGGATACTTTATTTACCCATTTGAACGAGATGCAAATAAGAACGTCATCTCATCTAGTCATTGGATGAGTGATTCACTATGTCATGCTTTGCTTGACTATGATATTTTGGTTGAGAGTAAGAATGGACTGTTTAAACAATATCTCGAAGAACTCGAAGGCTATGAAACACAGTTAAACCAACTGAAGATTGACTTGAACAAGCTACAGCAAGATGAGAAAGTTGTTCAGGAAGTTACCTTAGCTCAACAATTTAGTGACAAGATGTATTTTGAAAAGTATCAACACAGTGGAAGTACGTCTCGCATATTCAAATTAAACAAAGGGTACAACTATGCAGCTATGATTAAGGTTGACTCCTCATCTGGTTTAACTGTTGCATTGAATGGATCTGTTAAACCAACCATTTCAGGCAGATGGGTTATGCTGGGCAAGTTAAACAATTTAGAAACAACCACAATTAGTGTAAGTGGATCATCTACAGGTGTGTTCATGCAAGTAGCAACGATATCTGTTGAAGAGTATCAAATGACTAGCAATGATAATGTTATTGTAGAAAGATATAGTTTGGACAATAAAGAAGCTCAAATCAATCTTAAGCAAATTGAGATTAGCAACAAACTGAATCAGATCACAGGCGTTCAGAATCGAATCAGCTCGTTACACACTTTGCTAGACTCAGACAACAATTTTACTAGCCAGCAACTAATCGAGCTTAATAAGTATTTGTTCGTGCAGGAATTTAGTGATGATGTATACATAGATGAAAAAGATTTGTACGAAGCAACATTGGAGAAATTCAAAGAGCTACAAGTACCACTTATTTCTGCTGAGATTGATATCGTTAATTTCTTAGAAATGATCGAAGAACAACGTAATTGGAAGAAACTTAACCTTGGGGATTTTATTAATGTTAAGTATCAACCATTAGATATTAATTTGACTGCTCGTATCAGTGAGATTAATTATGACTATGGTAGTTCAAATATTAAACTCACATTGAGTAACACAAAAAATGTCGACGATGAGACGGCGAGAATAGAGAAATTTCTTAAGAATTCTAAGAATACTAGTGTAGTAGTAGATACCAGCAAAACCAAGTGGGGGCAGGCTGTAATTGCTTCGAATGACATAACTACACTGTTCGAAAACTTCTGGGACAGAGCAACTAACACTATCAACATGGCGAATAACGAGGCCACCCAAATCGACAATCGTGGGATAACGGTGTACGATAAAGATGATCACTTGAGGTTCATTAGGATCACACATGGAATAGTAGGTATGACAGATAATGGTGGAATCTCCTATAAGATGGCAATCACTCCCACACATTTGGTCGCAGACAATGTATGGGGAAAATTATTTGTTGGTGAGCGCTTAACCCTTGGTGATATCGATGGGTTACTTGAGATCACAGGGCCAAAGTTTATGATTTATGATAGAAACAAGAGACTCGTTCAACAGATGGGATTGTTGTCTGATAATCCAGATGTATTTGGTACAGTTGTTAATAGATTCGCCAATGCCAATTCGACCAACTTAACAAAAACAAATGAGATTGGGATGAATAATAGTCGCGGGTTTTATATTGATAAGTTTAGAAATGGTGTAAGATCTGATGTGCTAACCTTATCGACAGATGGAAATTTTAGATTGCGTGTTGGCGATGACAATGAAATTATTACTATTTCAGAAAAGGGATTTGGGATTGGGCATCAAACATGGGAAAAATCTCCATTTAGAGTTAATTATTTCGGAGAATGTTGGCTAGAATCGTTGTGGGCAGTAAACGCTTATATCACTAACTCAAAATTTGAAAATGGTGAATTGAACGGTAACAAGCTTACACTCCGTGACGGAGGAAATTTGATGAAGCTGTGGCCCCGCGAAGGATTCTGGGCGGGTTCAGAGGCCGAAGGTGCAGATGACCCACTACTGGCTCCAATGTGGATTAAAATGGATGGCACGGCAATCTTCAAGAAGCTTGTTGTTACAGATAAAAACAATACACTCCTCATTGACTCTGAAAAGAAATACATAGACTTTGGTGGATTTGATGCTATCGGAATTGGTGCTTTGGATGCTGAATTATTAGCAGCGAATATGCTTACTGTACAGGATGGAATCATATCTAACCTCACCGCTGGAAAACTGTCCACACTCACCAATGCAGCACTTACTAATTGGTCAAACTACATTCATATTGAAGGTAATGCTATTAGATGGCTTACTGGTAAAGTCAAAGCAGGAAGTGGTACGCACAAGGCGTTGTCTGATGGTAGATTGTTGTATTGGGTTACATCAGAACAGGCAGGATTAATGACGGTAGAGGAAACTCCATGGCCTGTGATGATCTATGATATGGAGGAGAAAGAGAAAGCAAAGTTCTACTTCGAAGGTAGTGGTGAGTCAGCTTATCCTGTTATTAATATGGGTGAGGGTGACAGACAGGGGTATGGTAGAGGACAGATTACTAAACCTAATGGAAGCTTTGAGTTTTTGTACAGCAATAGCAACTTAGGAAGAGAAAGAAGTCTAAAGCTTCGAGACAGTGGCGTATTCATTAAAAGTGAGTCAGGAGAAATAAGTTTAGAATCAAAAGATTTTATTGTTGTAACCGATGGCGGTAATGTCCAGATTGGTTTGACTAACGGGACTAAATTTGAATTAACATCAACCGGAGATGTCAATGTTAAAGCATCCAGAAACATGAATCTCGAAGCCACAGGCATAATGAATTTGAAAGCAAGTCGTATTAATTTGAACTAAAGTTTTCCATCTTCATAGCCGATAATAATGGTATAGTATACCATGTGATAGCTATATCATTATGCGGAGGTGCAATATGAAAAAGATGTTAAAAAAATTACCAACATTCATGCTAGGGGCAGTTGTCGGGATTACACTTACAGCAGGCACAGCAGTAGGAGCAGCTACATACTTAAAAGCAACTCAATCAAACGTAAAGATTGTTGTAGATGGCACACAAGTGAAATTGTCCGATTCGCCACTTAACGTGAATGGACGGTTATACTTGCCTGTACGAGACACAGCTAATGCTCTTGGTTATTCTGTTGAGTCAGTAACTAGCTCTAAAGTTTCATTAAAAGAAGGCACGTCAGCAAGCAACACGACTACAAATAATGGAACGACTAGCTCTAACAATGGTTCAACGGGCGGTCAGTCTGGAACGGGTGCGACCAATCCGAGTAATTCCAATAGTGGATCATCAAGTACAACAGCAAGTAAGAAGGTGAAAAATTTGCGGGAAACGTACAGTACAGATGGGAAATTGGACGCAGAGAAGATTCGTACAGCGCTAAACAATGGTACTCTAGACGTAAACGCTCAAGATAGCGATACGATGGATACATTGCTACACTTTGCTGTGCTTGATGAAGACTTTGAAGCTTACAAAGCCATTAAGAGAAATGCATTAAGCCCAAACATTCAAAACAAAGACGGACAGACAGCTCTTATGTTGGCTGTAATTAATGATCGAGATTTTTATTTCGGAGAAATTAAAGACATGAAGCCCGATGTGACGATTAAAGACAAAGCGGGAAAACAGGCAATAGATTATGCTGACCCTAAGTCAACATATTATTCCTCATTAAGAGCGTATGCATTGTTCAACAACAAATAATAAATCACACACGAGCACTCAGCAATGGGTGCTTTTTCTATGCAAATCTTTACGATTTCAACCCTCTTGAATTATATTGTGTATAAGGGAGGTGGAGAGAACGAAGCGTTGTCAATGTGGATCATTTGCTAACCTACACTATATGTCTAAAAAGAAACGTGTAAATCAAACTATCACAATGGTTCATAATGTTCCAGTCTATGTATGCGATGATTGCGGTTTTAGTTTTATGACAGGTTCAGATAGTAAGCAGTTTGCAAGTAGTACATAGAATAGAGTTACACAGTGTCACGCTTTCCTGATGGAGTAAACCCATTGAAGCCGTATGCAATCACTAGCCATATAAATCAGATGTGTTCTGATCGGTCTTATGGTGTTCATCATTCTAGTATCATGTGGTATAATATTCCTTAACAACAGAATGGCTAATATGGGCGGTCGGCTAGTCTCCTGCAAAGGAGGTGATGCCTGTGGAAGTGAAAGATACACTTATGTTGATGATTCAATTCGCAACGTTGGTGATTTTGATTCTTTCCTTCAACAAAAAGAAATAGACCGCCCTCGGCAAAGGTGACGGTCATATTTCAATTACCTATGCACAGCCACCGCCCTTAGAAGCGGCTGTTGTAAAGAGTAGGGATGTTCGCGCATCCTTGCTCTTTTTTTATTGTATCCATAGTGTAGCACATAAATTCCCAAAATTCCACATTCACAATGCTGGTTATTGAACAGTTATAAGCTCATTCTTAAATGCCCAATAAGGAGATTAGGTAAAATGGTAAAAGTGAAACCGATTCGTCCAACTAAAGTTATAGTCAATAGTGAAGAAGAATACAGAGCATTCGTTGATTTTGCTCATGGCGTGAATCAACCATATGACCAGATTATTGAGGAAATTAATGAGAGATTAAGAAATCATGTTCGTTCACCTAAAAAGGGTAGTATTGAACATAAATTGATGCAGCAACGCTTGCAGGGATATCCCAATTTCAAGAATACCATTGCTAAAGAATTGATTGATACCCACAATATTACTCCTGAATTAGCTACCAAATATGCTTTCAGTGACGAGATTAATGATCAAATCATGGATGATATTGCATGGGCACAGTACATGGGGCCCGAGTATTGGGCAGATTCGGCAATGGATGAATTTGTGAGGTGAGGGAGGTTAAAATTCCTAATACACCATTAACACGTTCCAAATTAGCCAATCTACACTCACACACTCCAATGTCTGAACGTTTAGCAAAACGAAAGTCGATTGACTTATGCGACAATCATATCGTTGTTGATGTAGGCGATGGATTTGTAAAGATTGTTCCGATCAATACATCCAAGACCCACACATACATAGACAGTGAGTATGCTGAACAATTTCTAAAAGAAGTTCATAGCAAACCAACTGAAGCAGTTAAGCAGCGCAACAAACAGGCACAAGCATTACTACATAGGTTACAACGTTAATACTGAATTCTAGGGGGATTGGATGAAGGAATTTAAGGGATTGATTGAACAATTTGAAGAAAACAAGCAGCAATACTATACTCAAGAAAATCAACGAGAACGCAACCTAATCTCTACAACGCAATTGGCTTCTACTCCAACACTTGAAGGTGAAGATGCTAAACGATTACTGGATTCTCTTCAGAACAAACCAACTGAACGATCACGCAAGAACGCTGAGAAACTGAAGGAGCATTTTGCATCAATTGAACATGGCTATCTGAAGACCGCTAAAAGGCTTCCAAGAGTGAATGGAATTATAACATTGGATAGAAATAATGTGGATCATGTGGCGTGGGGTGAAGGGTATGAATAATCAGGATAATCCAATGGCAAAAGTCAGAGAAATTGTTCAAAAAGCTATGAAGGAAAAGGGAATCACAATTGATGATGTAAGAGCAGACTTGGCAGCGTATAGACGTGGTGAAGAGTATACTTATGGTGAAGAATACATCGAAGAAGATGATTTTGTTCCTTATATGAACACAAAAGCGTGGGACGATTTTGAGTAAACTCTTACATGGAAAAGTAGACGAAGGGAGTAGAGGCGATTGATATTTAAAGATGCTGAGATCACACTAGATACACCTGAGAAAGTGGAACTGTTCAATAAATTGTTACACGAAAAGGGAAGAGTAAATGAAGATTTGATTCAAAAAATCAAAAATACACCTGCTATCCCAAGAAGAAAGAAGAGGGAGGTGACCTAAATTACAGTACGCGACTCCCTCTACTTCTCCTTTGCTGGTGTTAAATCCGTTGATTACGGAATCCTTAATGTCAATCTAAGCAGTGGAATGCAAGAAGATATATTCTTTCCTTCACGAGAAATCATCGAAGAAAAAGTTAAAGGTAATGATAAGCCATATTTTATGCGGACTGAGACTGAGCCATTAAAGTTTTCAGTCTCTTTTGCGTTTGAGGAAACTTGGAACACGGAAAAAATACGAGAAGTTGCTCGATGGCTTACACAGCACGACTATTATCAAGAGCTTTACTTTGTTAATGAAGATGGATTAGGATCTGAACGAATATTCTATGCAATGTTTGTTGAAGACTCAACTCTTATTCACAATTGTCTCAAAGAAGGATACATCAATCTAACGGTGCGTTGTGACTCGCCTTATACATATTCCCCTATTATGACTTCTCGTCTATATACTTGGGATTATGCTCCTGTTGAATTTGCTTATTCCGATTTCTCGCAAGGTATTAAACAATCCACAGTCGTTAACACACAAGGGCAACTTACACTAAATCCATATAAGCCAAAATGGTTAGATTATAAAGGCAAGAAGTGGTCTGAAATCTAATAAGAAAGGAGATTAAAATGTCCACTGAAACAACTAAGTTAAAACTTAAGATTCCCTCTTTTACCGATGAAATTGAAAGTACTATACGAGAGCTTGGAACAAACTTCATAATGCTCGACGATATTTCAGATGATTATGTTACAGAGATACCAACAAGCGGGGATTTCCTGATCAAAAAACGATTATATAATGACATTCCTGTTGTCGGTAAGTATGTAGGTTGGGTTAACACTCGCACTGGCAAAGCGGCTCCTAAGTGGCAACGCCTTAAATCTTACAAGAATGGCGACTACATTGTACCAGATGTTGATAATGGTCATGTTTATATCTGTATTCAAACAGGATATTCCGGTTATACGGAACCAATCTTTCAGGTTTCTTCAGGCATTGAATTTAACGACACTCGCTTAGCTAGTGGGTGGGCTGCTACAACTCAATATAAACTCAATGACATCATACTGCCGACAATTGATAATGGTCGCTTTTACTTGTGTATTCAAGCAGGAGAGTCAGGAAACATAGAACCAACATGGCAACAAGTAGATGGGGCTACAACATATGATGGGAATGCGTCATGGGCTGGCTATCGTATTACAAAATGGAAAGAAGCTGGAGCCGCAGCATTCTTCAGACCATTTGGAAAGATCGAATAGGTGCTACTATGACTACATGGAATTCACTTATCAATTTAAAGGGTCACTATACTTCAGAACCCCTCCCTGTTACCGCTGAGGCAGACAATGTAATTACTAAAATATCTTGGATAAGTAGTTCTCCTACTGGATCAAATGTCACCATACAAACTAGACTCAGTAAAGATGGCGTCAATTGGACTGAGTGGCAGAACTGTATTAATGGTGCTCACATTCCTGATATCACAGAAGAAACTTCCACTTACAATACTAAGATTATGTTCCGAGTTCTCATTAATTCCTCAAGCTATGACATTAAACCTTCCTTTACTAAAATCACACTCTATTATGAACCAGTCCTTGTCTTTGATAATAAAGGGGATATGAACTGTTCGCCTGAAATATGGATTACCAAGCAAGGAAATGGAGATTTCAGCATAGTAAATACTTCTCACAACAATGATGAGTTCAAGTTCACTAACCTGATCCACGATGAGACTGTGTACGTTGACAATGAAAAACAAGACATTGAAACGTCTTTAGCAGTTACTTATCGCTACAAAGACTTTAATGACAATTATCTCTCTTTTCCTATAGGTAAAAATATACTTAGGGTAACTGGAGACGCCGAAATCAAATTTAGATATCAATTCACATTATTACAATAGGAGGATAAATGGCAGGAGTAGCTTATAAAGGATCAACAATTCAAGAATCAAACAAAAGTGGACATGTGTCTTATGTTGAACGTTATCAAAGTGGAACAGAATGTTCATCGTGGGATCAATTCGGCAATTGCACAGGTTATAGTCCTGTCTATAGCACAACCACTCACACAACAGGGGCAAAAATTACAGGGACGCTTAATTCAACATCCACTGTCTATGTAAATGGACAACCGATTGCGTCTGTATCATCCCCAACACAAGAACAGTGGACTGCTGATCCTTCTCCATCGCCAAAACTAGGTGGTTCAATTATTTCAATCAGTCCCGGTACATCAGGTAGCGGCTCAGGCAGTGTTTCATCTGGAAGTTCCTCTGTTTTTGTTGGTGGCAAAGCAGTATCTAGCATCGGTAAAAATGTTAATACACATCTGGGTACGACAACTACAATTACCTCTGGCAGTAGCAATGTATTCGTTAACTAAAAGGAGGTGAACATTTGCCAGAACTATATACACATCTACAATACAACGATCCGATGACAATCATCGCACGTAGCGGAACTGATTCAGATCCATATATAAATCGTACTGATTCGCTACCAGTTATCAATGGATTGATTACACTTTTAGAAATACCATCAGTAACAGACAAAGTATTGATCTCAGGTCTTACTGAAGTTGATCAAGAGTTATACGAAAATAAGCCAATGCTTAAACCTAATGAATTCCTTGTTCACTACGGTATGGGAGTCATCCAATTCCACGATTCACAAGAAGGAAAAACCCACATATGCAGATACAAGGGTCGTGGATTAATTATGTATCCTGCCTCTCGTATTTACGCCATGGTTACACGTCACCCCGATGTTGTAATCACCCTTCAAGATTATATTGATCAAATCCAAGAAAAGATTAATGAAAATCAAATTGCGTTAAGACGTATTGAGCAAGCAATTAAAGAATCTAAGGATCAAACTGTACTTGCAAAATTAGCCACAGATAGTGCAAATACTGCCGCTAACGATGCAACTCTCGCAGCTAACAAAGCATTAGATGCTTACTCTACTACTCGACTTGTTTTTAAACCACCTGTTGAAGACATGTATAAACTTGTTGAGACTTACCCCAATCCCGCTGTTGGTTGGACTGTTCAGACGTACAAGGATGGTAAGAGATACAGATACAACGGTAACCAATGGATTGAAATCGATATTTTTGGCTCTAATCTTCAGCCTGTAAATGAGTTCAAAGATGGCTTAATGAGTGTGGCTGAACATTTGAAATTAAAAGACATCCCATTAGAAGTTCAAGATAGAGTCATTGTGTTCTGCAAAGAGTCTGATGTGTTTGCTGAAATCATAAATGTGCCTGCACCCTTCCCTTTCAATGGAGAAATCGTTGAGGTTAAGGGTTTTTGTGGTACTTCCGGCGAGACGGAAACAGAAATTGATATTGAGAAAACGAGAGATTTAAAGAATTGGACGAGTGTTTTAGGTAAGAAGATTCATTTTAAAGCAAATGAGCATTTTGATGACCGAACACTAGTAGTAAAAACAAAAACAGTGAACGCTGGAGATTTATTTCGTCTCAATGTCAGCAAATCAGGAGTGAATTTTCAAGACTTAACAATTCACTTAACAATTAGAACGTAAAGGAGTTAATACATAATATGGCAAAACCGATAGTTACTTGGTACAACGCTACACATACGGCAGAAGTTACAGCACCATATGATTTCAACACAATCGATGCCGATACCAAAGGGCCAATTCACATCTTTAATATCTGGAATAATCGCTATGTTGCCAATAAAGGCACAGGCGTAGAGGATGTTGCTAAGATGGAAGATTGCACAATTACCACACGAGATATGGGAAATGGTACAGGTGATACACCTCAATATAATATTGAAGTAGTAAAAAATAACTGGTTTCATGCTCAAGTAGATTCATTAAGTGAAACAGACATCGACCAAGATACAAGCAAAATTGGTAAGATTGCCTCTAAACCTATTGGTACTACTGGTAAAACAACAAAAAAATCAGACGGAAGCCTCTATGATACACCAAGGGTTCCCGGGACAAAAGAGATTTTAGGTGTGTCGAACAACGGCACACCTACTGATGCAGCAGGCAACTACGTTACAGTTTCATTGCGTTGTGCAGTACCATTGGATGCTTCGAGCGGCAAACAGGCGTTTAAGCTCCGTGTTTCTTACCGCTATGTGTAAGTAGTTACATATTTAATTCAGAGGGCAGATTATACTGCTCTCTTTTATTTTTTTATGGAGGTAACTTTATGATTTTAGGTAATCCGCAATACAATAGATCTCCTGTTCCTGCTATTCAAAATTTCATTTGGGTAGCTGATTACTATGACGGGACTTCGTTTTTAGAGTACGATACTAAGCTAAAAAAGAAGAACAATTACAACGAAATTGAAAGAGAAAAGTTAATTGCTTTTGGATTAATTGGCGAAGGCAGTCAAATTTATTTTGATGTTGCTAACGGAATCTTTAATATAAATGGCCACCGTCTAATGGTTTCCTATCAAGCAGGCGATCAAGAGTATCCGTTGACGGGCAGAACTCTCGTTTACAACGATATAGAGCAATACAAAAATGCCTCATCAGATGCAAACATACTATCAAGAAAGACTCAAGGTAATTTTGATTCTCAAATTGATCAATACAACATTGGATACAGTAAACAAATGTTTTTACTGGATGCAAATATTAGCTTCAAGTGCATGGTCTCTATCCCTTACAATCAGTCTCCGTACCTTCAAATCAGTATAACTTCAGACTTAGACATGGACGGTAAACTGATCTTTCGAACGAACGGTTTAATTGTAGATGAAGTACATGCACCTTTAAAAGATAATATGTCAGGTAATATCAATTGGGAAATTCGTTAGTGAGGTGATTGCATGTCTACAAAGGAAATTGGACTCCCCGTCTCCTTATCGCAAGGGACGTACATAAATACAGAATACAAGAATGGCAAATTACAATTAAAAGAAGTTGCAGCAGACTCTAATGGAAATCCTACTTATCATCCTCAGGGTACTTGGGAATCGCCTGTAATTTCAATCGGGGACCTAGTAACAGCATTTGAACGTGTTGTAAAAAACCTGTCCACTTCAGGAACTAATGCTAAATACAGGATATATACAAAGTCATCCCAAAATAATGTGAACTGGTCTGACTATGTTGAGATTAATTACGATGACAGCTCTATCAAGAGTCCTGTGGGACTGTACGCACGAATAAAAATTGAATTCTCTACAACACTCTCGCCCACTTTGTTTATGTTAGATAATTTTAAAGATGGGAGATATGATTCTGATTATGTTGATTCATCCAATGGTGTATTGAAGCTGAAGAGAAATCATACAATTCAATTTATGGTGGATGATCAATGGTCAGGTACGGGCCACCTTTTTATAGCAAAAATTGTACGAAACAAAATAGATAAAATCAATGGTTTACACATAATTACAGGATAATTGGGAGGTGTATGGATGGCTTTAATAGGAGATCAATTAATAGAGCCTGAAAGTGGTTGGAGAAGAATAGATGATCAGGAGATTTATTTCGTTCGAGACGCTTACTCCGCTTGGACACTCTATTCCCATGCTAGTGCTTATCAAGGTTCTTATCTTTATGCAAGTATCCCGAGCGGTGAAACAAAAATCAACTTCAATTTCATTGGAACTAAGATTAGAATCATTGACGTTATGCATCAGAACAGGGGTATCTCAAAAATTACGATTGACGGAATCGAATACACTTATTCTTCTACAGATTCAAGTTCTGGTAATTTTCAACGTCTTGTTTTTGAGTTACTAGATTTACCAAAGAAGAGACATAATGTGACCATTTCATATGTTTCTGGGACATATATATCTCTAGATGCTATTGATATTGATTTAAATGGACGCCTACTTCACCCTGATGAGGTAACAGACTTAAGAGATATTTCTATTGGTAAATGCATTAGAGCAAATTACACAACAGACAATGCTAATACAGTAGGCAGACTGTCTAATTTGGGTAAAGAAACGAATGAATTTATCCCCGTTGGCGGAACTGCAATACCTGCTGGGGATTTTTACTATGTCCTTGTTCATGAAGACACTGATAATTTTTTCACACTAATACCAGATCGAAATATACAACACTCAATCTCTCCGAACACAATAGCTACTGCTGGCTTTAGTAATGTTGATGGGGTAATCCCTCCTTCTGGATTAGTTAGTTTTGTTCCAAAAATGACATCTAATAATTCTCCGTATGGAGTAGCCTCATCTAGCTCACTTTATGCAGACACTGATGGTTATAGGGCTTGGAGAGCTTTTGATAAAACAGATACAGGTTGGCTACATGCCAGAAGTAGTGTAGTTGGGTCATGGATTAGATATGGTATGGATATCCCTAAAGTTTTAAAAGCATATGCCATTCAAGTTGGTACAGCAACGTCAACAGACGCTCCTCAAGGGTGGAGAGTAGAAGGATCAAACGATAATGGAACAACATGGGAAACGATTGACACGAGGACTGGTCAATCATGGTCATCAATGCAAAAGAGAATCTATGCAACCCCTAACAATGAGAAGGCTTTTAAAGATCATCGAGTTATTATTACAGCTAACGGTGGTGGAGCCTATGCCCGTGTATCAGAAGTGGACTTCTTTGAAGCAGGAGAACCTTTCTCAGATAGTAAAGTACGCTTGATGTCGGGTGGTATAAATTCAACAGATAAAAACAACGAATGGGACAAATATATTGTTAATTCTAATCTAAACGGAACCGTTCAATCAGGTAATAATGCAGTTTGGAATTGGCAGAATGTTTCCTCTATTACACTGTCGGCCTATGAAGTCACACCTGCTAATAAGGTGATAAGAGGTGGTACGAGTGTTGTTGCATTTGACAACATTGCAGTGACAGTCACTACTGCCAATTCTACGGGGTTCCGACCTCTCTTAAAAATTAAAAGAGCATTTCAAAATAGATCTTTTATCAAAGACAATGAACAATATAAAAAATGGTCTACAGACGACAATCAGTGGAGAACAGTTTCCTATGATCTACCTTCAGACAATGCATTCCTGAGTGATGGCATGCAAGATTTATCGATACTTGACCGTAAAGCAACCGAATTTGTTCAAACCATGTCAACTTCTGGATCACTGGGGTCAGGTAGAGTCTTTACTACTCCACTCAATCTAAAGAAATACATAGAGATCACAAATTTGTCTGTAAAATAATGATTTCAATTAGAAAGGAGATGGATTAATGGCTACATTGGGGCAACCTTTAGTTACGCCCGAAAGCAGTTGGAGGCGAATAGACGATACTCTAATAGAAAACACAGGGACAGGATGGACAAAAACAACCAATGCCGCATGTTGGGGCGGTTCAATTATCGAAAAACAAACGCCAACAGCAGCGGATACATTCAAATTCACTTTTCTTGGCACAAAAATTAGACTGATTGACTATAAAACTGCCAGTCGGGGCAATCGCGCTATTACTATAGACGGAGTTACTGAAATTTATAATTGTGCGAATTCATCTCAAATAACCCAAGCTCTTGTTTATGAAAAACTAGATTTACAATTTGGATACCACGATGTAACCATCAGCTCTGTTAGTGGTGGCTGGTTCTCTCTTGATGCCATAGATATTGATACAGATGCTAAACTGTTTCCTTTTGGATATAGAGTTAATAAAATCTTACTTTCATCAGGTGATAAAAACTATCGTCTTGAAAGGATAGTTAGTAGAGAAAATGCTGTACCAGTTATGACATCTGCATCACATCCCAATGTAGAGATAACTGCAAGTGCATATAATGCTTCTGACTATCCATGGTACGCTTTTGATGGGATCGTAAATGCGACAGTTAGACCATTTTGGTTTACAAATTCAACCCCACCAGCAGGAGGACATTGGTTGCAAGTTAAATTTGTAAAACCAAAAACTATTACAGGAATATCACTAGCGTCACTGCTTGTAACAGGAAGTTCGCATTCTATCAAGGAATTTGAACTATATGGATCGAATGATGGTGTTGTGTATGAGAAGCTATACACAAACACACAACCTAATGTGGGAACGAGGATATATTACGATTTTGAGAGTAGTAAAGCATACTTATATTATCGTTTAAACATATTGAGTTCTTATAATTTAGTTTCCACAGTTGGTGTGAATGAAATGGAGATATTCCAAAAAAAGAATCAGATAATGTATGTATTAGATACAAGCGATGAAATTGGTTTTATTCAATATGGTATGGAAGGCGAAATACCATTCAATGGAGCGGTTGATAAGGTTAAAGATATAATCAAAATGAATCTACCTTTAGCTTCAGGCAAAGCCTTTGAACACACAATTGATATGTCAAAGCGTAGAGTGGATAAAGTTACGCTTGGCTAAATTTATGAGGAACACATCTATATGGTGTGTTCTTTCATTTTTGAAAGGAGGAGATTATACAATGAATACTTATACAGATAATCTGATTCCAATTATGACATCATTGACCACTCCAAGTGGCAGGGCTTTTTCTAGCGGTTATATTAATTCAGGTAATAATGCAGATAAGGCATTTGATAACTCTGATACCTATGGTTACGTCAGTGGGGATGGTAGTGTTGGACATATTGGATATGAGTTTGTGAATCCTGTTAGGATTGGAAAGTACATCGTTAGGAGTTTATCGGCAACTTATTTTCCCCATATGCCAAAGAATTGGACTGTTGAAGGATCTAATGACGGAACAAATTGGACTGTGTTAGATACTCAAATCAATCAAACGTGGACAACTGTGAATACAAATAAGGAATACATTATTGATAACAGTAAAGCTAAAAGATTCAAGATGTATAGGTTAAACTGGACGGCTAACAATGGTGGACCACAAGTTGTAATAAATGAATTGAAAATGTTTGGAATTAGTTATGTTGATAAGTTCTTGATTTCATCAGGAGACGAGCATTATTCTATAGTTGTACCTAAAATAAATAATGAAACTGCAATACCTAAAATGACTTCCGATATTACACCGTCTGGAAGGGCATTTGCTAAAAACATGTATAGTACAAGTTATGCTCCGTGGTATGCATTCAATAGGATTGATGATCAAGAAGGGTATGTTTCGCTCAACAACAATGATTTAACGGGGTTTCTAGGGTATGAATTTATATCTGAAATATCTTTGTATAAATATGCTATTCGGTCTGGTTTCTCATCGTTTCTAAATAAAATGCCAAAGAATTGGACTTTTGAAGGATCTAATGACGGAATGAATTGGACTGTGTTAGATACTCAAATCAATCAAACGTGGACGACTCAATATACTGACAAAGAGTATTTGTTAGATATAAGATTCCATGATATGAAGTTTAAGATGTACCGTGTAAATTGGACTGCTAATAATGGCTTTGCACAATACACAGAAATAAATGAATTGAAAATGTTCGAAATAATCATGCCAAAGTATGTAAAAGTTCCTTCGTTATCAGAGATCAATTTTAATAAATATGGAATGAGTAAAGATGTCGATATTAATTTACGTAACAGCATGATATCAATAAGTGAAATAAATAATTCGGCAGAATTGTTAGGTTCAGGAAAAGTCTTCAAACAAAAAATAGACAGGTCTAAGCATCGAGCAAAAAAGATTATATTAGGTTAACTTCAAGAACACATCTAAATGATGTGTTCTATTTGTTTTTAGAAGGAGAGGTAGATTATGGGATACAGTTCAATGGAGAATGCTATACCTATTATGACAAGCAATAGTGCCCCTATTGGTATTGCTAGTGCAAGCAGTGAGTATGCAACAACTGATAACTCAAGTGGTACACATGCATATAGAGCTATGAATAGAAACACGACAACTTATTTTGCAACAAAGGATACCACTTCTGGCTGGTTAGCCTATGATTTCTCATCTTCAATAGCTATAGGGCTATATAAATTAACCCCCGGACCTTCAGCAGTAATAACGGGAATGCCTAAATCTTGGACATTTGAAGGTTCTAATAATGGAGTCGATTGGGTTGTTTTAGATACACGATCAAATATTACTGTATGGACAGCAAATGTTGCTAATGAATATCAGGTTCCACTTCCGGGGATGTATGCAAAGTATCGCATTAACGTTGTGTCAAATAATGGGCTTGCGCGTATAGCTATTGGAATGTTCGAGATGTTTGAATATTACTATGATCATAAATTCTTGATTTCATCAGGAAACTCAAATTATTCAATTAATCAGTCAAATCCTAATCAAAATTTAATACCTCAAATGACTTCCAACACTGCTCCAAGTGGAATTGCAAGAGCAAGTGATATACGTTCTGGCTTTGATCCATGGAAATCGTTTGATAGTGCTATCGATGATGGTTATGGCTGGACAACAAATAATGGAGTTGTTGCAGGGTGGCTTTCTTATCAACTTCTCAAACCGCAACAGGTTTTCAAATATTCAATACGAGCACATCATTCTGTTCCCAACCTAACCCCACGAAACTGGACGTTTGAGGGATCTAACGATGGGACTAACTGGGTTGTATTGGATACAAGAAATAATCAATCATTTACTTCTGCTGAAGAGATTTTCTTTGAATTTGATAATGACGCGAAATACTTAATTTATAGATTAAATATTTCATCGGTTAATGGTGGCAGTTATATTAATGTGAATCGAATGCAGATTTTTTCGAATAGAAATGTTTCAATAACCATTGATGATATATTAAGCGAACAGATGTTTATTGATTATGGGATGGATCGTTCAACTGTAGTTCTGTTGGACAGTTATATTGGCAATATTACTAAACCAGTAAAAAGAAGTGAAGTACTAGGAAGTGGAAAAGTGTTCAAACAAAAAATAGACACGAGCAAAATACCATTTAAGAAAGCATCGATCACATAACTATGTGAAATGATTGTTTGATTTAGAATTTAGAAAGGAGATGGTTAAGTAATATGGCATTTATAAGTAATGAATCATGTGTCCCAACTATGACGTCTAATACAACACCTAGTGGCAAGGCTTTCGCTATTAGCAATGACATTGACGCATGGAAAGCATTCGATAGGGGTAGTTTGACTTGGAGTACTCCAAGTTCTTCAAGTGTTGTTGGGCATATAGGGTATGAGTTCGCTAATAAAACCAAAATAGCAAAATATTCCATAGAGCAAACTAGTAGTAGTAATACGAGCAATAGAATGCCTACTGCATGGACATTTGAAGGATTGAATAGCAATAACATTTGGATTGTTTTAGATACTCAAACTAATCAATCTTGGAAAGATTTTAATCCAGAAAAAAAGGAATACACTATTAATTCCATAAATGTAGACTATCACAAATCATATAGATTAAACTATACTGCTCGTGGTAGTGTTGGGAGCATAACTAACGTAGGTGAGTTAGGAATGTATGAAATTGTATATGATACTAAACTTTTAATTCATCACGGATCAGTTTACAAACACTATTCTAACAACCAGTGGAAACCTCTTCCAAGCATACCAACAGAAGATGACTACATGGCTTACGGTATGAACGATATCTCAAGTATCCCAGAATCCGCTTGGGCGCAACTTCAAGGTGAAGTAGAATTATGCTACTACACTGACGATCCAACCAAAACAGAAGTATCTTTCAACATCGAAACGAACCCATTCACACTAGAAAAAGAATGGGAAGATAGAGAAATAGAAGTGCTTTATTACACTGATGACCCAATAGCAAAAGAATCAGTAGTCACAATTGAAACCGATCCATTTACGTTAGCAGAAGAGTGGGAAGATAAAGAAATCAAAATTATTGAATACACCGACGATCCATTGATAACAGAATCAACGATCACAATCGAAACTGAACCTTTTACCTTATATGACGAGTTGGGTGACAATGTTGATGTTCTATACTACACAGACGATCCATCCAAAACGTCAGCAGAATTAAATATCGCTGCCAACTACTCCCCATTAGATGAATTTGAGGGAGATTTTGACGTGGTTACATGGAGCGACAGTAATACCACTAAAACTGTTCAATTGTCTTCTGTCCCCTATCCTCAATCCATAATTCAAACAGACGATTATTATATGTATGGTGATCTACTTTCCATTGTAGACAAGCTTAATTCAACGAATGGTACACTAAGGTATGCAGTCTCATTTAACGAGGGCAGTACGTGGGAAGTTTGTAAGTTTGGAAAATGGAGAACAATTGATATCTCAAGTTTGGATGCTTTTAAAAAGAGTGGAATGAGCCATTATGATATTTCTTTGATTAATTCTGTTGCATTAAAGAATAAGGGTAACAAGATTAGATTTGCGTATTATATTGAGGACAACATACATAATTCAGATCCCGGTATCGAAATAGATAATATTCAACTTAAGATCGATGCAGCCACTGACACTGTGAAATTTGAAAATCTAGCTTTCTATGTTCTGAACACGAATGCTACCATCCAACTTTCAATTGCTGGCAATAAATTGCTCGGAGTATTAGATGACAGTGATCGAGGCAAAGTTCAATATCGAATTTTCTTAAACAATAAACCTTACTATCCTACTGATGGAAACTTCACTCCTCTCGCTCCTTCTCCTCAAGACATCAACATCAATATTTCTGAACGCGATTTGTTATTTAATCAAGAGAACACACTTAAAGTTGAATTTCAAGACTATTGGGGTGAAACGGACTACTGGCAAACCACATTTGTCGGTTCATACTCTGGTTTGATGTTTATGGATGAGACTGGTGAATATTTGTCTGATACGTTTGGTGGGATACTCAAATATCTTCAATTTGGTGAGATCTACGCAGGTCAAACCACCATAGACCAAAAAGTAGTTATCAAGAATCAGCTTGGTTACCCAGTTGATGAAATGTTGCTGACTGTCAATAAGGATGTGCTTCCATCGGGAGTTGGAATTGAACTTTCAAGACAGCAGGCTCCTTTCCTTGCAACAGACTACATTACATACGGACTTACAAAAGAAAATGAAACACAAGAATTCTACGTTCGAATCACTTCAGATATTGATGCTGAACCTGTATCAAATGGGATTTTTGAATTAAGAATTAATGCGAAGAAAACTTAAAACTCCATACAATGAGGTGAGTGATTGAGTGATACATACAATGAAGAGTTTAGTGATTTAATTGGTGAGATCTATGTGATTGCTCCCTCCAACCGTATGGAGGGTTCATTTACTCTGTATCGAAAAGAGACAGAAGACTTATCTGCTGTTTTGGTTGCCGCATATCGAGTAAACAATGATGTAGAATGTACAGTTAGCGTTCGAGTACAAAACCAAGCTGATCTTTCGGCTATTCTAGATATTAAATATGGGAACACAAGCGATATCGAAGCAACAGTTTTAGCAACTAGCATTAGTGCTATTGATGCAGTCTTATATGTTCCACCCCATAACCGATTACTTGGTAGTTTTGAGTTGTTTGGAGCACCAAGAAAAGAAGTAGATCTAACACCTATTGCAGATGCTACAACTCGTAGTCGTATTGATAAGCAAATGATCAACTATGGTGATACACAAAGTATGCTTGTGGGAACATCTATAGAGGGTGAAAACTTTGAATCATTCATTGATTTTGGGAATATCTCAGAACGAATCAAGGACATAAACAAACTCGAATCAGCGAAATTGAGACTATATTATAATGGTTCGTTTGCTGAGGGAACAGATATTACATTGTGGCAACCAGATTCTATTTGGCGTGAGCTGGGCATCACATATGTAAACAAACCAAGTCCAAATGAGCTCCTTGTAGATAACTACACAGTCAACAGAACAAAATACTATATTGAAATCGATATTATAGATGTCGTAAATTCTTGGATTACTAATAGTCGAATCAACTATGGACTTATCATGCAGTCTCTGTCCTCTCATGCTACCTACTTCAATACACGCGAATCAGACAAACCTCCTACTCTACATCTACAATACATAACTACTGAAAACTTTAGTTCAGGACGAGCCGATGTAGACTCAACTCTGTTTGTATATGGACGTGGCTATTCAGACAAATCGGCTATAGTTAACGTTACTAGTAATGTTGGCCTATCATATCTAGAGTCAATATTGTATGTCCATCAGATTAAAGATCCACTATTTGAGGACAAAGAATCAAGGATTGCATTTAGTAAACCAGATTTATTTGGACAGGTACGAATAACTTATCATGATACTGATGATTTAGAATCCACATTGACTGTTTTGTATTCAGATCTCAGTGACTTTGAATCTAATCTAGTTATTAGTAAACCAGACTTATCTTCTACTTTAACTGTCTCTCCTTATAAACATGCATTTGATGATTTGTCATCAAAACTAAGTGTTAAAGCAAGAGAAAATTCAGATTATAACGCTTGGCTTAGCATTAGCAAACCAGATTTGTACGGTGAGTTGAAAATTGTAGGTAGAGGATACAGCGATCTAGAAGCTGTAGTTAGCGTTTATGAACATGCAGAACTTGAATCTCACCTCTTCATCAGTAAACCAGATCTTTATGCAACAATTGAAGTCAAACACAGTGTTGATTTGGAATCCGAGATATACGTTAAGCATTACGAATACATGGAGTCTGTTGTCGATGTTCTTCAAAAGAGCGATCTAGAGGCAACAATTGTAGCTAAAGTATTCAGTCAGATCGATGGTGAGGTAACGGTAAGTAGACCAGACTTGGGAGCTTACCTCTACCCTAGAGTGGCGGGTGTAAGTGATTTAGAATCGTTTGCTCTTATAAGACAATTAGATGTAGCTGACTTAGCAGCGACAATAAGAATTAAAGGCAGAAATAATGGATTTTACTTTTATATTTTGTAACAGAGGCTCCTTCGGGAGTCTTATTTTATTTGAGAGAAGGAAAGCGATGTGTCAGACAAATTTTTAAATTTTATTGTGGGGGTGGTTGGTGCAATAGTAAGCTATGCATTTGGTGGCTGGAATGAAGCATTAGCTTTGCTTGTAATATTTACAGTTTTAGATTGGATTACTGGTTTGGCTGCATCTGCATATGAAGGGTATAAGAATCCGACTCGTGACGACAAAGGACTAAATTCGCGTAAAGGTTTCTTTGGAATTTTGAAGAAAGTCCTCATGTTCACTGTTATTGCTGTACTGTTCCGCATCGATACATTGCTTGGTTTAAATGGAACATTGAGTCTTGCCGTGGGTGCTACATACTTCTACCTAATGAATGAGTTTATTAGTTTGCTTGAAAACTACGGGCGATTAGATCTCCCACTACCGGAACAAGTGAAAAAGGCTGTCTCTATCTTGAAAGATAAAAGTGGAACAGAAGATAAAGACAAAGATAAGGAGTGAATTAATTGATCCAAAAAGGCAACTTTCTTCTATTAGAAATATCAGAGTTTAGACCATGGCTTCAGAAACAAAAAGTAACTCGAAGTATCAAAGGATTGCAAGTACATCATACAGGCGCTCCCAATTACACTACTCGCAAAATGGTGAATGGCATCGCACAACAAGACTACTTTAAATGTCTTGAAGGTATGCGTGACTTCCACATCAATACGAATAAGTGGAAAGCTACTGGTCAGCATTTAACCTTGTTTGAGGATGGCAAAGTTGGCGTGTCATTAGATCGAGACTTAAATATGACTCCTGCATGTATCTATAATAACAATGCTGGATATGTAGGCGTTGAGATTATTGGCTGTTTTGATAAAGGTGTCGATACAATGACTTCGGTTCAGAAGGAAGCTGCTATTCATTTGTATGCTGTATTGTGTGAGAAGTTTTATGTGCCCGTTAATACAGATAAGATTGTTTACCACGCATGGTTTTCTGCAAGTGGCACTCGTTTAGGAGATTATTATCCCGGTAAGTCTAGCAAGTCATGTCCCGGTACAGCATATTTCGGTGATGGTAATACTGTAGCAGCAGCAAACAAAAACTTCCTCCCTCAAGTTAAAGCAGAGCTAGAACGTTTAAGAAGTGGAATTTCGAATGCAACTCCAATTACAAAGCCAAAGGATGATGAACCAATGACTGAAGCAGAAAAATTGCAAATGGATACACTTGAGAAAACAGTAAAGCAACAAGCCGATTGGATCAAAGCTGAGAAAACAAAAGCCATTATGGAATGTCCTTCTTGGGCTAAAACTGCATATGAGTATTACAAAGATTATATCTCTGACACTACAGGTAGTTATGACTTCTGGCGATTGCTTGTCATTGAGTACCGTAAAGCAAATGACATCAAAGTAACTAAGTAATATCATACATATAAGGAGAATTATAAAATGGACAACATATATATTATTGCCATCATCCTTGCTGTTATTGGAGGAGGGATTTTTGTCATTCCATATGCTAAAAATAAAGGCTGGATCAACAAAGATAAAACGGAAAGTGTAAGAGATGCTTTGTATATTTCTCGACTCTTAATGGATGTGGTCAATATTGAAGGTTTAGATAAGACAAAAGCAACGTTTGCATTAGGGATTGTTGATACTGTCGTTGAATATGTTGATACCTTTACGGATGAGAATGTTGATAACAAAATCGCTTCCTTAGATGTTATAGAGAAGTTATTAAAGGAATTTGGAGTTTCACCAACAGCTTCTGAGCGTCTATTGATCGAGATAGCTATTGAAGAAGCAATTAAAAAATCACACAATTAACAAGTTAAAATAACACTTTAAAAAAATAAAAATACAGAAATTTGATTCATTACAATGGGGTTGGTATATATAAATATATCAACCCTTATTTTTTTCGTTTTTCAATGTCAAGAACTTTTGGTAGCCGACTAAAATATAGTATGGTGTACTGATAGACATATTGACTTTAACAAAAAGAACGTATGTTCCGATTGCGCGCGCTGGAAATTGATGTATAATGAATATTAAGAGTAAAGATAATAAAATAACATTGTATAGTAGAGAGATATGAAGGAGATGTTAATTATGAGTATGGTAATGGAACGTAGAGGGGTTGAAGCCAAAACAGTAAAAAGATTGGAAGTATGGGCTATTGATTTGGGGAAAAACGATGGTAGTGTTCAAAGTGGAGTAAGACCTTGTGTGATTTTAGGTAATGATAGAGGTAACAAATTTAGTCCTGTGGTAATTGTATCTCCACTAACAACCAAGATCAAAAAGCCGATGCCTACCCACGTGTTCGTAAATGCTGAAGATTGTAATGTATTTGAAAACAGTGTTGTCCTATGTGAGCACATTATTACTATTGATAAAAAACATTTGCAGTACAAATTGTTTGAGTTGCCTTTCAGTTATCTAAAGAAAATAAATAATGCAGCAAAAATAAGTCTAGATTTAATGTGATTACATAATATAATAAGAATAAATATAATGATTGACAATAATGATAAAATAATAGTATTATGTAGAAAAGATAAGAAATGGGGAAAAGATAAATATGAGTATTCAATTAGAAGAAACAACTACATATGAAGAAGCAGAATATGCAACATTCTCAGGCAAGTTTATGGAAACGCTCAATCTAACTGAAAATAAGCTTTACGAGTTACATGCTAACAGTACGCATATTGGACTACCTGAAGACTACTATGTTCTTGATGATCTTGGTAGAGTTTCCTTTAGCAGTATCATACTTTCAAAATGTACTTTTTATAGAACTAAAGCCTAGTACCATTTTGAATACTGTGGTGATACATTGATAGATAGTAGGATGTATCACCTAAAAAATATAAACTGAAATGAGGATACATATGAAACCTTGGCAAATTATCTTAGCACATTTTTATCTCGATGACTCAAAACGCATCAATAGACAGCCAAAACATTTTAAAACTGAAGTCTTTGAGTATGATGATAAAAATGAGGCAATACGGAACTACTTAGCAATTGTAAATGAATGGATGGATAAGTGCGAGGATAACTATAAAAATCATGGCATGGCAGCATGGAAAATGTATACTGAATCAGAAGAGGGAGACATCATGACTAATATTCTTTTACACTTCAACGGGGAAGAATACGATCAATTAACTGATAAAGAAATTGAGGAAGCAATGAAGTAAATAACTTTTGTAGTTGGCGAGGAGGTGAGAAGAGTATTATAAAGGTAGTCTGTATTACTAGTTTTAAATGTAAAAATAATACTAACGATTATATTGTGTAAAGACCGAGCGATGAAGAGATACATAGTTGATTATGAAGCTAAATAATGAGTTCGTACATATCAATACAAAACGGTGACTATGGGACATCATGTCCTAGAGTGAAAGGTAGAAAGGTCGCTACCGTAATAGTAACGACCAGAGTGACTACATTATCTCTACGTATTCTTGTTTCAGAGAATCTAAGAAAAATTCACAATCATATGGTGTAGGAGCAGTTTTATATTTGAATTCGAATCCGTCTGAAGTAGTCATTATACTTTCAGGCCAAGGAACATCAGCATACATACGATTAATCACGTTGGCTTTAGCTGTGCCCATAAGGATTCTAGCAACACCATCTGGCGATGTACTTAGAATATAGTTCATGCTTGTATGGACAGTGCCTTTAGCTGTAAACACTGTACATTTCATTTGTGTAGCTAAAACAGAAAGATTGGCAGGGTAATGTATTACCTCACCTAGAACACCACCGTCTGCAATACTTAACTCTGTAACTTGCATAGAATAATTCCTCCTAAGATATTATTTTGACTGTCTACCTACATTGTATACAGTATGGGGACAGATTATGACAAGCATTATTAAATTTTGATTTTTTTGATAGTAAAGTTTGACAGAGACAATATGAATCAGGGTGAGAGAACCTGACGATAAAAAAGGAGATTGATTTAATGTCAAAAACTATCGACACTGATTCGCTGTTCGAACTTGAATGGGGAATCGTAGGAGACAAATTAGCACAAGGCGTAGAAGGATTGGAGTGGTTAGTATTAAATAAAGTTGTTACTCAAACTGATCTAGATGGACTAAAGATGTGGCTTAAACGAGTTCAAGTAATGGATAAGTTAAATGTAGACATAGTAATGATGGATGCATTTATGAAAGACAGTGATGTTTTTTATGATACATACGGAATTAATTGGTGGATTAGTGTTGATGACTCTTTAACGTATCTTTCAGAATTACGAGATAAAGATTACGATACATACTTTAAATTTATGCAAGATTATAAATACAAACTAAGTAATAAAGGAGATAGAAATATTGAATAAGATTGACCAACTAGAAACGATTGAATACAAGGGTGTACGAGTGTTGATGTCCAGCCAACTAGCAGAGGTGTATGGAACAGATAAGAAAAAGATTCAGCAGAATTTTAATAATAATCAGGAACACTATATCCAAGAGAAACACTATTTTTTAGTAGTGGGAGAAGAATTGAGGCACTTAAAGCGCAAGTTCGAAAATTTCGAACTCGCCAGTAATATCAACAAACTTTACTTATGGACTGTTAAAGGTGCTCGTATGCACGCAAAGTCACTTGGAACTGATGAAGCATGGGAGACCTACGAATCTCTGGTAGATGATTACTATGATACAAAAGAACAACTCGATGAACTAACACTAATGGCTCGAAAAAATGGATTTGTTACATTCTCACAATTCAATGAATCACGTTTTAGTATTGGACGAACAATTAAAACATTCCGCGATTGTGTTCCACGAGACTTGATTGGTGTTGCCGAAGACTTTTGCGATTACGTTGGTCAACTAGATGCAGATACAAGATTGAGCAGATGCAAATCAGCCATCAAGGGATTACAAGAACGATACAATAAAACAGGTTACTCAGAAGCATATAGAATTATTGCTGACGTGATGCACATTCAACATGTCACACGGATGCGTAGTCAAGGGCAATTACATAGAAGAGAAAAAGAACGCATGGTCAAGCAGTATGAGTAACTATACATAAGAAAACCAAATTAAAAACAGGAGGAAGAAAAAGATTAAGAATATTAAATTAGACAATGGTGCGAAGGTAAAAGTGTTCGAGAAGAAGGATTTGCGAAATAAGTTAGGATTCAGTGAACAAGAAATTAAGATTGTAATGAAATATCAGAAGGACTTTCCTGAACTCTTGCAGGATCATGAAGATGGGGCATTCATAATTGATAATCGGAAATTTTGGATTCAACTAGGAAAACCGAACAATCACTACAATCATTGGTCTGGACGTAAGGTTTTTAAGAAGAATTACATCAAAAATGTTGATTATCTCAATGTGGACAAAATTGTCCATATTGAGAACACGAACATTAAACGAGAGCAAAAAGACACATACCTAACTGTTGAAACTGCTAAACATATTGCTCTATCCGAAAATACCGAAAAGGGAAGAGAAGTTCGTTCATATTTCATTCTGATCGAAAAGGCAATGCGTGACATGGACAAATGGATTTTGGTTCGGAACCCAGAAAAAGAGGGATACAAACAACTCTGCGAAGCAATCAATAGTAATTACAAACTCACTCACAATGGTAAAGAAGCGAATCCATTCATGTATAGCAACGAAGCCGATATAATTAACCAGTGTTTATTGGGAGCCAAGGCAAAGCAAATTAGAAAGTATTTAGAAATTGATGACGATAGTACACGAGATAATTTATCTACAATGGTCAATCAAGCAATTTATGAACTTCAACTTATGGATATTGCACTGATCATGGGACAGATTGATCCTATGCAACGAAAAGTTACAATGCAAAGTGTATGTGATACTAGATACAAACACATTAGTTTGATGGTTCAGCGGTTAGAGGTAGCTGTATGAGTGGCGTAGAAAGTAAATACATAGAAGATGTTGAAGCGTTTAATTCAAAAAAAATGGAACAGTTAATCATACAATCTTTAGATAACTACCCTCCACTTCTAGATGTTAAGGATATATCGAGTGTACTACGTATAGGCGAAAATGCTGCATATGAAGTCCTTAATTCAGGAGAAATTCCTACCATAAAAGTCGGTAGAAAGAGTATGATTCCAAAGCCATACATGGGTAAATACATTTATGAGTCCACTTGCAATCCAAAATAAAAAATGTATAATTATGAACATGCGAAGAAGAACAACACATTGCGCATGTTCATTTTTTTGTATTTACGGTGGTCACACGGTGGTCACAAAACATAAAAAATGAGCCAAGAATACTTAAAACTAAATAAGATCAATTAGGAAATTAGACGCAAAAAACCTTGATACAATAAGGTTTTCTAAGGCTAGTTAAGACTAATTGAAAAGTTTTTTCTTATCAAGAGTAGGTGGAGGGACTGGCCCGATGAAACCCGGCAACCGGCGGTATACCGCACGGTGCTAATTCTTGCAGCGACCAAGTGTCCAAGTT